CGTGACGGAGGGAATGGTAACGGCCGATCAGTTTTGCCCTGCGGGTCGATGGCCGCGCTTGTGGTTGATAAATCGGAAAGGCCATCGGAAGCGGATGCTTGCCGAGTTTGGGCGCGGCGATGACGGTTCGCAAGACGAATGGGAAGCAAACGCCAAATTTGTCGAGATTGCTTGGAACGCGCTGACTTCCCTCTGCCCAGATGATCCGTTCGTCGCGGCGGAGGCGATTGGAGAGGCGTTTGAAATTTTGCGCCGGGTGACTGAACCTGCCGACAATGCCGCGCTCTGCCACAATATTGCGCTCGCCCGCGCCCTCCTCGCCAAGCTCTCTAAGGGGAAGCCATGATGTGGGGCAAGCACAAAGAAAATGGAATTTGGATTGCTCTGTCGCGTCAATGGCGAGTGATGTGGTTCGACCATGACGCGCTCTATATCGCTCTCGGTAGGCTGAGATTGCGACTAATGAAACCGTGGAAGCCATGAGCTTCAAAAAAGACGGGCAAGTGTATCTTTGTGCGGAACCCGCGCGCGCTTGTGAGTTGTGCGGCAAGGTCGCAGAGACGCGACCATACGGACCAAACGGTGAGGCAGTTTGTTTTAGCTGTGGCATGAAGAACGAGCGGGCAGCCGAGCGCAAATTTCAAGAGTTCATCGAAGGTGAAAGCGACCAGGAGACATTGCACTAAGCCATGACCCTCGACAGCGAGACGTTAAGTGCGGAGGAGTTGGAGCACGTCATCAACTTAATTCGTGACGGGCAAAAACTCATGGACGGTGATCTCGACCGCATCGAAGCCGCCGCTCGCCGTGGCGTGTCGGCTGGCGAAATTGAGGAGCAGACGCTCAATAAGTTCTGGCACTACCTCGTCGGACTACAGAGTTCTCTCGGAACAGGAGCGGCATCGGTTCTATTCTGCTACGCCCGAGACTTGGGCCACAAAGTCGGACAGGAAATTCTAGGCGCTGGAGGTGCGCCACTGACGGGGCTCTCGAAATCCACGAACCCTGTCTCACCGGAGACAGGCGGGAGCCCCACAGCGCCAACCACCGGCACCCTATCGGGAGGGGAGGAAGATCGCTTAAGAGCAATTTTAGACAACACAGCCTTGGCGATGGGCTTTGACCCGTCCGAAGGGCATTGGCATACCCCCCTCCCGGCTCAGCCTGGGGGAGAGGAACATTCTCCGTTTTGCGCGATGAAATACCACTATGACAGGCCATGCACATGCCACGTGCGTCGAAAACCCTTCACGAAGGTCGAAAATCACCCCGACACCGGGGACAGTGCGCTGGTGGAGCGGTTGCACCGTTACGCTGACGAGAGCAAGAACGATGACCCTTGGATTTCTCACCTGCTAGGAGGTTGTCGAGAAGCCGCCGCCGCCATCGAGCGGTTGTCTTGCAGACCGACGTGGGAGGAGTTTGCGGAGGTTCAAGCTAAAAGTGGCGTAGCAACTTTACGCAACGCGACATATTGGGGCGACCGCTGTTGCAAGGCTGAGAAAGAGCTTGCCGAAGCCCAATCCACCATCGCTTCCCAAGCGGCGGAGATAGCCAAACTGCTGGAGGCGCTTGGCGAAGCAGACAAAGTTATCGCGTGGCTTGAAAGGGAATATGCGATCACGTTCACGCTCTATGACGGGCGGAAAGTTGCAGAATGGTGTGAAAAATACCGCTCCGCCTTAACAGGGAGAGAGTAGAGGGTGGCGGAGATCGCGCACCTTCCCGAACTCGTGACCGAGGCGCAAGCCTACGAACTCTACGGCCATGTGCTTCAGGAGAAGGAACTTCGGCACGCTCGCCAGTCCGGTCTGATCGGCTATTATAAGCGCCGGGGGAAAGTCCTCTACCGCGCAGATGAACTCGCCGCCTTCATCGCGGCCCGCCTCGAGAGGAGCTATGTCGCGCCATGCCAGAAGCCTTCCGACTCGGACGATACTGGATCGCCACAGTCCCAGGCTCAAGCCAACTCTACCGTTGTTGGTATGACGCCGGAGCTCGAGAAGTCCGGCGCCGATCGCTTAAGACAGATGATCTCGAGGAAGCCAAGATCCTGCTCGCCGCCATCGTCCTCAAGGAAGGCGAAGCTGAAACTCGTGACCCAGGAGACGTGACGCTCCTCACAGTTCTCAATAAATACTGGAGTGAGCATTCCGATCTTAGAGGTAATCCCTCAGCCGCCCGCCGCGCTGGCAATCTGCTTCTTGACTTCCTCGATAACAATGCCGCCAAGGTGGCAGAGATCGAGGACAAACAAGATGCCTTCCTGAAGCATCTGCACGAGCGCGGCCTATCGGTGGCCTATATCAGCCGCGTGCAGTCGATCATCGCCGCAGCGCTCAACCGCGCGACAAAGAGAAAACACGGCAGGATGATCTTGCACGCCCCGGAAGTCATCGTGCGAGTTTCGGAGATCGCGGCGATCCTCGATGCGCCCGAGCCGCAGCCGCATCACTGGCATCCGACCTTACAGCAGATCGCCACGCATATGGACGCCGCCGAGAATACCGACGTTCTCCGCATGACACTTCTGACGCTGATCTTCGCCGGGCGCCCGGAAGCGATCGAGGAAGCGCGCACCGATCAATACGACGCGCGGCACGGACTGATAGCGTGGAACCCGCATGGTCGACGGCAGACCAAGAAGTATCGGCCGACCGTGCCTGTGCCGCCAAGCCTGGCACCGCATATGGAGGAATGGGCAAAGGAGGGGGAGAGGTTTATCGTTGAGGCGATCAGAGGTCCGTGGGAGCGGACCTGCGAGGCGACGGGCTTGAGCTTCCCGCCGATCATGCTTCGGCATTTCATGGCAACCGAAATGCGGAAGCGCGAAGTCCTCGAGGAACAGCGCGAGGAATATATGGGCCATCGCCGGCGGTCGACCAATGACCACTACGGCATCTTTGATCCTAAGTGGCTGAGCGGCCCGCGTTCAGTGGCGGAAGCCTTGCTTTCCGAGCTCGAAGGGCTGTGCAAACTGTCGATCTACCGCCAAGTTGCCGACAAGCCGAAGCGAGAGAAGGTGCGAGACCAAGGCGGCAAGTTCATACGCTACAACGCTAATTTAATGGTGGGCGCGACTGGGATCGAACCAGTGACCCCTGCGATGTCAACGCAACCCGGTAAACCGAAAGTGGCGTAATCTGCGGATTTTGGTGGGAGGTCGCGGGGAACGGGCGGCGAACGGCGGTGAAACGGAACCAGATTTGCTGTCAAGTTGCCGCCAAGTCAGCGGCGCTGCCGCAACCAGGTCTGCATGACGTTCGGCGTCTCGATGCAGCGCCAGCCTTTGACCTGATACTCGACATACTCGAGCATGAAGGTCATGCCGCCGACCGCACCGCCTTTGATGCACTCCATCTGTGAAGCGACCTGGTGCCCATCGTCTGGGACCATTTCGAGCGTCTTGCACATATACGGATTGAGCTTCATGCAGAAGATGACGAGCAATTCGATCATGGCTATTCCCCCGGAGGCGCTGTTGGAGGTTGTTTGATGCTGGTCATTAGAACGACAGTCCAGCCAGCGGAAGAACCAGCTTGAGAACCAAAATCAGCGCGATCACAAAAATGATGATTTGCACGATCTTGGTGATGAGCGGGTCTGGCGAGAAGCGCATGGTCACATACCAAGCGACAAGCAGCACCGCGACGGCAATGATGATATTCACCAGATTGTCCATTGCAGTTATCCCTTTTTCGGTGCGGTTGGAGGTTGCTTTTGCTTCCGCGTGATCCTGGCGAGCCACGGGAAGCGCCGCGTAAGGAGGACGCCCGCCCGCTCTATGGCAGCCTCGTCCTCCTTTTTAGGCATGGGTACTTTGAGGGCGCGGAACAGCATTAAGAGCAAGCTGCCGTGCTCAACCTCGATCTCTCCTGGCGACGGCTCGCGTGGCTCATCGTAAGGGTTGAACGGGTCGTCAGTCATTTACTCGCCCTCATTAGGCTCGATTTTCTCGCCCTCGATGCAAATGCGCTTGCCATCGACAACGATCTCGCCTTTCGGGCATGGCCTTTCGTCGTTGGAGATCAGAAGCGCGACCTTGCCGTACTTGGCATTTACGCCCCTGCAGACCAAGGTAACGGCACCGTCAATAGCGGTCGCTGTATTGGTGACGTCCAGCTTAGCGACGATGGTGCGAAGCCATTCGTAATCTGCAATGAAGTCGCAGCCTTTGACGATTCCGGCTTGCACTTTGGAAACAACGTCAGCGCTCCCGCCGCCACAGCCAGCGAGAGAGAGAAGCGCCGCGGCAAGCGCGGCGCGTAGGATTGTCCTCATTTCGGAAGCATCTTGAGCGGGGCCGTGGCAACCCAGCGGCCATAGACGACCATGACGATACCGACGATTGAGCCGACACCCATGATGAGGTTTTTGACACCATCGTTGATGCCTTCGACCCAGCCCGGCTCGATGCTCCAATCGAAGAAATACGTCATGAACACGTTAAGGGATGGCAACGATGCCGAGACAGCCGTGATGAACGCGCCCCACATCGTGAGCGAGTTCAGTACCCATTTGGAGCTATCCATTCCAGTTTTCTCCTTCTCAAATTTGCCCTCGACCGCGAGGGCGGCGTAGTCCCCAAGCTCAGTCAGATGCTCGGGCATCGGCCGCTCGCGCGGCAGAATGGTGGTCACTTATTTCGTGCTATCGGGTTCTGGCAGGATGGGAGGCGCCACGTTAATCAGTGCCTCCAAGACGATCTCAGCCGCGTCTTTCCAATTGTAAGCGCCGTCCATCGTCAGCAGCGTGCGGTAGGCACCGTGGGCATCGCGCACTAGAACCGAGTAGCGGTCATAGTCGCGGCGGAGAATGAATTGCGGTTCGTTCGGTGGCATCGACATCACATGAGCGCCTTTGCGTTTCTGAGGGTGTTCGCCCAACCGTGGCCGGCCATCGCACCCTTCATGGTTTCATCCCAGCCATGCACGTCGGGATCCATCCAGCGGAACCTCCTGGGTCGGCAGTAAGCCATCGCGGCAGCGCACGCCTTCTCGATCGTGTCGGCTTGTTTTAGGAGCCGCCCCGCTCGCGTCTCAGTAGTGGCGAGTTCGAGCGGCACGAAGTCGATCTGAAAATTCCAATCTGTCGCTGGCACGCCGAGAGTTTCTGCCAGGTGCTTGAGGCGTGCTTGGCGATCGAGGCGCCATTGCCAGCCGCCGAAGGCCGTTTCGTCGTCACCAAGGACACCAGTTCTGATTTCCGGATACGCTTCCTGTTGCGCGCGCCCGATGAAAGCTGCGGCGTGGTGCTTCGGCCAGCCGTGCTTCTCCTGAAATCGCGCCATGCCGCGCGCAGGGTGATCTTGGTGCGGCGGTGAAGTCGGAGGGACGCCTTTCCCCTCAAGCACGTCCCAGGTATAGGGGCCGACCTTGCCGTCCGCGATCAGCGCGTTTGCTTTCTGGAAGCCCTTCACCGCGGCTTCGGTCTTGGGGCCGAAATCGCCGTCAACCGTGATGCCGAGCAGGGCTTGCAGATTCCTGACATATTGACCCTTGGATCCCCGCTTGAGTAGCGGGCGAACCGGCGCCGGCTCTGGCGTGACCACCGGGCCCCCCCCAGGCACCGTAATCACGCCCTCGAGGCTCCACAGCTTCGTGTTGTCGTAGTGCGCCTTCTCAGGGCGCACCGAGACATGGACGTGCTTGGTGTGAGGGTTGACGCCGTTATATTTGCGCCATGCCTTCAGCACCGACGGATTGTAGATGCGGCGGTTCCAGATGACATATTTGACGCGAGGGTCCGAATTGATCGTCTCTGCGATTTGTCCTGCGTCCACGCCATGAGCGGGGTCATGGGTAATATCGAAGGCCGTGACAACGCCCATCGAGCCGTCCTTGACCCAAGGATTATGGTCGGAGGCGCGCGAGGAGTGAGAGATGTCGCCAATCCAGCCGTCGCTCGCTTTATTGCGCGTCGGCCATTGCCCATTGACCTGCGCGCGCAACGTGTCCAGAGCCTTCGCAATGCGATAGGCCACGTCACGCTTCCTTGATCTTTTCGGTTAACTGCCGACCGCTAACCTTCAACTCATTCGAAACAGCCTGCAGTTCCACCATGTCCACGCTTGGGCGCTCTGCAAGCTCGTCAATCCTCGCCACTACGAGATTGATGAAGGCAATCGCAAACGCCTTGACCGAACTGTGTTGGGCGACGAGCTCCGCCACTGCGGCTGCTTCAAGTTTGCGTTCCTTCCTGGTTTCCGTCTTGACTTCTTCCATGAGAGATCTCCTGAAATGAAAAAGCCCGCGCGAGGCGGGCTGCTAAAGTCGGTGAAGGCGGTAAGCTGCTACGCGATGAAGCGCATCAGAATGATGCCGGTCGCCACCACGGCCCCGGATACGGCGCCCCACGCCGACGCCTTGAGTTGCAGCAGCGCGATGTCCGTCTTGGCTGTCGCAAGCTCCCGGTTGATGCTGTCCAGTGACTCGTTGAGCCGCTTCAACTCGGCGAGAACCAGCTTGCGATATTCGCGCCAGTCATCGCTTAGCGAGGCTAGGTCGTCTCTAGTGGATGGCGTCATCCGCGACGACCTCCCGCTTTCGTATGATGGCCATAACAAGCGTCCCATGATTGGAGGCGAGAGGGCTTAGGCTGATCGCTATCGGAATTTTGCTGCCGTCGGCGCAAAGTCCCTCAAGCTGCGGGAACACGCGCGGCTCTGGTTGCTGGAAGTATTGTTCTTGCTTGGCGGCGTGGGCGGGCCAGTATTCCTGCGGGATCAATGTCTGGACGTCCTTGCCGATCAATTCCCCCGTGCCCCAGCCGAACATCTGTTCAGCGGTTTCATTGACGAGGAGAATTTTCTGCCGCTCGTTGGCGATCACCACCGCATCGAGCGTTGCCGAAAATGCCGGTAAGCCGACCTCAGGGTCCAGCCGGTGCTCCAGTTCCACGAGGCGCTGTAAAATGTCGTCAACCTTCTCAACCATCGGGCTCCACTTTTAGGAGTTGCTTCAGGCTGCGCACCGCTTCGCGCAAGACATTGATCTCTACCTCTAGGGCGACTAGGCGGCGTTGTGCCCTGCTGGTGTGAACCCCGAAGCCGATGGCGACGATCAGCAGCACGATCACGGTGCTGAGCACCTGTCCAAGAGTGATTGTCCATTGAAACTCTATTCCCACGGGCTTCCGCCTTTATCTCCAAGTTGGCGGGGTTGGCTCTCAACCTGAAATATCCGCCGATCATATTCCTTAGCCGCCAATTCGCGCGCGAGTTTTCTTGATTCGAGCTGCGTCTTGAGCACGGAAACCTCTACCCTTAGCTCCTGCACGAGCGCCCGTAACTCCTCGTTGGGTGTCATGGGTGGAGTCATGACCCCCTAGTCTCCAAACACGACGAAGCTGAAGCTGTCGGGGTCTATGTCGGTGTTGGTGTGGTCGCGTATCTTTATGGAGAAAGCGGTTGTGGTCCGAGTATGCACCATCGCTGTGTTGGTCTTGTTCGACCCAGTGCTCGCATTTGCGGCAACCGCATAGTTCGCATTGCCCATCGTGACGGCGAGGTTGACGGTGAAATCGCCGGTGCCGACATCAGTGATCGAGGTGACTTTGAAACTGTCGGCCAGCGTTGGCGTGCCACCAGAGATAGTCACATAGCCCCACGCCTTCGCCACTCGCTGCGAGTGCTGCAGTTGATCGGGGGCGATGAACTCTGTGACGTTAGCCTCGCTCGTTACCTCCGCATCGGACGTTTGGCGTGCATTGAAATGGTCTGTGGCACGCTCCGGCGTCATAAGCACACTAGATGCTGTTCCGGTTTGTGCATCTGCTTGGCTGGCAATAGCCGCAGAAGCCAACTTGGCGAAGGTAATCGTCGCCGCTGCAATCTTCGCAGCCGTCACAGCGAGATCGTTGATCTTCGCTGTGGTGATAGCCGAATTCTGGATCGCCGCAGTTGCAATCTCGCCATCGAAGTTCGCGCTGATATACCGGGACAATTCCGTCATCAAGGCTTCAAGCGCGGTCTTGAGCGGCGATCCGATTTTATCTAGGTGCTTCTGCCACTCGACCTCGTTCGAGGGGACTGCCGACCCGTCATCCTCGGGCGGATTGGCGTTGAATCCGGTCACTGAAGGAGGGGTAAATGGCATTGCGTTTTTCCTCTTTTGGCAAGTACCATCGCAGCCCATGCGCGAGCCGGGCTGGATAGGCGAATTGGTGATGGGGACAGTATTCCTGTCCCCGTTCGCTTGGATGATCGTGCAGTTCTACAAAGCGGTCGCTGCGCCGCTCACGGCGGGCTATGAGGCCGAAACCATTATTATCTGTCTGCTATTCGGGCTACTGATCGGCTCTCTCGCCGGTTACGAGCGGGCTAAGGAAGCCGAAGCTCTTGCCCTCTGGATTGCAAAACGCTTTCGATCAAAGCCCTCTGACGACGGGGGAGACGCGAATACTTGAGCCTGATCTGCGCCGTCTTGTCCTCGGCATAGGCTTGGGCCCGGGCGAGGTCGCGCAGCTTCGGCAGCGTTTGACGGACCAGTTCCGCCTTGGCGAAATTGTCGGTGATCGACTGATACTTCTTCGACTGCACCACGGCGCCAAGCACGTTCTCGACCAGCGGCCCAAGGTGCTTTGCCATCAGCCGGTCGAATACGAGGTCGCCGGTCGGAGGCAGAATTTCCCTTCGCGTGAACCCGAGCCGGCCAAGTTCGGCTTCGGCAGGGTTAGGCGCCTGGCGCAGCGAGATACCTGTTAGCTGCCTCAAAAGCGGCTGCTCGCGCTCGAAAGGCTCGGAGCGGGTTGGGAACTCCGCTTCGGGCAAACCCCGCGCAGCGAACGGAATACGAGTCCTGGCGGGGCCCGTGAGCGGCGCATCCCGCGTCTCGCGCACAATGCGTTCCTCTTGGTCGAATTGCGCGATGGCGTCCTTGAGTGTCTGGAACGGCACGGCGAAACCGCCGAGCACGTTGCCGACATAGGACTTGACGATGTTCGCCATCTTGTCGAGCGACTTCACGCCGCTCAACTGGTCGATGAGTTGGTCGACAATGTAGAGGCCGGCGCCGGCGCGGAAGTTCACGCCGATCAGTCCTTGGGCCACAGCCTTGAAATCGGTGCCGAGCAGCGTGCCGTCGTTCTGCCGCTTGATGAGATCGGCCACGAAAAGATAAGTGGAAAACGGTGCGAACGGCCGCGTGTCGATCGTGCGCCCGTCGGGCAGCTTGATCTCGTACCACTGAGGCCCGGCATATTTGCTGTCTCGTATCAGGTAGGCGCCGTACAGGAAACTCGAGCCGACCAGGGCTTGCGATGCCTTCTTGACCTGTTCCGGCTTGCCGGTAATGAGGCCCTTCAATTCGGTCGGGTGCAGCAAGCGTGTGGCGCCCAACGGGCTGTGTTGGAACTGCCAGCGCATCGACTGCACCATGAAGCGCAGGAACGGGGTGATCGTGTTCGGGATGCGCCCACCAAGCGTGGCGAACTTATCCCAGCCGAGCGCGATGTCGGTCAGGATGCCTTTGCCGATCGGCGCCGCCCACGTCTTTTCTAAGGCCGCTTGGACACTGGTTTTTATCAAGTCGTCGGGAATGGAGCCGATACGGTTGTTCGCCATGGCATCGTCAAGATCGAGGCCCTTTGCTGCCATGCGCTGTCGGAGCTCAGCCGAGAAGAACGAGCTTCTGAGTATCTTATCCTGCACGCGGTTAAAGAAGTTCGACATGTCGACCGCGCGCTCGACGCCGCCGAGCAATCCGCGGCTTCCGGACGCACGGCTCACGTCGCCAGCATAGCGTGCGAACAAGCCTTCCCGCACGGACGGCTTCACAGCGGTAATGGCCTTGGTCAGTTCAATCGCCTTGCGCGGGCCGACCAGCCCGACGAAATCGCCCCAAGCGGTCAGCGGCTCGTCAATCGCCGATTGACGACGCTGGATCGGGCTACTGAACACGGTACGAAGCCCGCGCTCCATGCCCTCCACCAGCACGTCGACGCCACCCCTCATCACCGAAGTCTCGAAGTTGCGGACGGCAGTAGCAAGCTGGCTCACCAATGAGCCGCGCCAGATGTTGCCGACCCGCCGGATGAACGACGTGGCACCGCGGTCGCCGATGTCCTGCTGTTGAGCCAGGAACGCAGCCACATCATCGGACTGCTCGCCGGCCAGGGCACGGATCCGCATTTCCGCCTTACGCAACTCGCTCAGCTTTTGCAGCGTGCGGGCGCCCAGGGTCGCGCTCTGCCGCATGGCAACGCCGAGTTCGCCCTGCGTCACTTGCTCCAAGAATTTGACCGGATTGACGTTGTTGCGCGCGAGGATCGCCTGGAAAATCTCCGGCTCAAGGATATTCGTCTGCAACAGGTCCATGACCTGATCGCTGATCTTGATGTCCGGTGCCAGCCGGACCTCACCGGCCTCGAGCAATTCGAGGACGGCTTGGTTCACGTCGCGCGACAGAGTTTCCTTGACGATCGGCTCGGTGGCGTCGAGGCGCTTCAGCTTCTCCATCGCCTCTAGCCTCAAGGCATTCAGTTCCGGCGAACTATCGAGCGCAGCCATGCCGCGCGTCTCGAGATCGCCGATAAGCCTTTGCCCTGGCGTCGCGCTGCTCAAGGCTTCCGCCGGGCGAGCGATACGCGGCGCAACCGCAGCGGTTTCCTCGGCCTTGAGCCGGGCGAGTTTGGGAAGCGTTGCCCCTGGCAGACCGCCCGTCACGATGGCGGCGCTGTCAACCAGCATCCGAAGGTCGCGCTCGAGGCCGGGCTTGCCTGTCACTTCCTCGCCGATCTGCCCTAGCCCGCGCACGCCAGCCTCATAGGCGGCTGTAATGGCGCCGAGGGCTCCGACAAGCGGGCTGGCAGGGGCGAGTTTCGTGACCTGTGCGCCAGCCTCAACGCCCTCCATTACCTTCCTGCCGACCCGGATGGCAGGGCCTTCTTCGACGGGAGCAATCCTGTGTTTCTTCTTCTCAAGGCTCACGCGGCCTTCTTCGTCCGTCACCAACTCCACGTCGTCAAGACCGAGAGGAGCCAGCCTGACCATTATTCAATCACCGTGCGGAGTTGGCCGCCAATCACCACCTTGTCACCGGCCTCCACCTTGATCCGGCCAGTGTTGACCGCCTTATAGTAATCAGCCTCGGTCTTGAACGTGCCCTTGGGAGCCTCGGAAGGCATCGCTGCAGTCGGCGCAGGCGGGGCTTCAGCCGAAGCCTCCTCGCCAACTCCAAGCGCCCGCAGCAATTCGACCACGCCGCCTGTGCCTTGCTTGAGGCTGTCGCTGTAAAGACGTTCCTCGCCAGGCGTTAGCTGATCGCCGCGGGCAATCTTGAGCTTGATCGTCTCCATGACGTTCGCGCTCGATACGCCGGCGGCGGTCATCGCCTTACTCTTTTCGGCTTCTGCCGTGCCCTCGGCAGCGGCAGCCTGGGCAGCCGTCGGCTGGGTGAGCATGGCGCCCACTTGATTTCGGTAAACGCTGCTGTCGCGGCCCACGCGGGCCGAGAGCCGGTCGACATCGGCCAGGATCGGCTCCACAGCGGTGGCAAGCTGCTCTTTGGTGTGGCCGGCGGCTAGGCCCTCTTTGATGACCTCGCCCACCACCTTGAGTTCGTTGCCGATGATAGTGTCGGCCTGCGAGAGTAGGTCTTGCTGTTCTGCGCGCTGCAAGCCTCGCTCTTGGACGCCGACTGCCTGCTTCCGCAGGTCCGCATCCTGCAAAATGGTCTGCTGGCGTAGTTTAAGCTCTTGCTGGTTTTGAAGCGCCTGTTCGGCGGACTCCAAACCCCTCGCCACGCCGCCGAGCGCGATGCCAATGCCCATGTCGTTCTCCTATGCCCCTAGAGCCGCGAGAGACAGACCGCCCGTGGCCGGGGCGAGCGCAATACCCGCGACCTTACCGATCAGCGAGCCGACGCCGGCCTGCGCTTGCGCGTCCAATCCCGCTTGGGCGATGCCAAGCTGAGCGTTGGTGGTGGCGCTCTGCATGGCGAGTTGTGCCTGAAGCTGCGCGCTTGCTTTCAGCGTCTCCGTAGCCTGCGCCGTCAGGCCAGCAGCAAGGTCAGCCTGAAGGTTCAGTTCGCCCAGCTTCGTGCCGAATGCCTGTCGCGTCAGATCAAATTCCTGCGCGATGAACTTGTTCGTCAGGTCGATCTCTTGCAGGAAGCTCTCGGCCTGCACCCGCTCTTTCTGCTGAGCGAACTCGATCTCGGCCCGCGTTTCCGCATCGGCACCGAAACTCGATCCCAGCACGCGCCGCCGCGCGAGATTGTCCCGCAGATTGGAGATTGACGCCCTGCGTGCGTTCTCGATCTCTTGAAGCCGCGAGGCACGCAAGTCGCTGAAGCCGGGGGCGACCTTCGCGCGCAGGCCAGCCGTGAGCCCAGCCTGCTCCAAGAACCGATCGGCGATGCTGCCGACTAGGCCAGCGCGTTCCGGCGAGGCGTTGATCGAAATGCTGTTCTTGGCGAAGGTCGACGTCAGACCTCCGGCGTCGAGGCCGACCGGCTTCAGCTTCTTAGCGGCCTGAATGCCTTGCGCAAAAGCCTTGTTCATAGGGCCAGTTTTGATCTCAGGCCCGCTCAGCAGATCGCCCATTTCTCGTCTCCCAAACCGCTGCTTTTTCGCTAGGAAACACGTTAAACGTCGTTCCCACTTTTGCTAAAAGACCATGTTGCGCCAACACTTCGCAGAATTTTTTGTCCCGCGGACGCGCAAATCCAATCATCGGAATGTCGTGCCGTATCCATTTGAAGAAATTAACCGAGCTCTCGATCCTGTTGCGCGGCGTCGCCCACGGAAACCAGACAAAATTGTTGAAGATCAGGAAATGCGACACCGCCGCGTGCGGCCAGAAACCCAATGCTAACCCAGCCGGGATAAAGCCGTTGCGCGTCTCCGCAAACAGCACCCACGCCGCGTCGTATCGGCTCAAGATGAATTGTACGAACTCAGTTTTGAACGCCTCAGGCGTCAATCCGTCCTCAAACGCGCTCTTGAGAGCACCCATCTTGTATGCTGCCCAGGCATAGCGCACGTCCTCATCCTCGATGGGACGATATTCTAGTTTGCGCTTTAGCTTGAACTCCTCGTTTTGACGGAGCGTGTTGCCGAGCTTCCAGTGCGGCTTCTTAGCTTGTGGCACTGAACCTGAGTCCGATCTCATTAACATCGAAGGGCGTGACCGAACTCGTCGTGACCCTGACCTGAAACTCGTTGCTGTCGCCGCCAGGGAAATCAATCTTCTGCCTAACTAGGCGGTCTTGGAACGCGACGCCGTAATACTCTCCGTCGCTGTAATACTGATCGTTGCCGTAATAGGTGCCCGCGCCAGCCGCCGGCAGGCGGACGACAATCGCCTCATCGCCAATGTTCTCGCCGGCATATTCAAGCTGGATCGCCACGTCGATCGCCGCCGAAGGTCTGCGATATTTGATATAGCCAGAGACTTTGAACGCCTTGGCACCAAGCGGCAGAGAGAACAGCTTCGACAGCCATTTGGTGCTGATTGCGGTCGTGCCTCCGTCGCCCAGCAGTCCGGTTCCCTCAAGCCGGTAGATGTTGCCGGTCGAGTCCCCCATGAACACATATTCGAGCCCGTCGAGCGGATCGAGCATCGACATCACGAAGGTCGGCATTAAGGCCAGCGCGTGCGTCGTGCGCCAGCGCATCCACGGGGACTTGTCGCTGTCCCGCATGACGGTATCGAACACCCAAACTTCCGATCCGCCAGATGGGAATAGATACACGCGATTGAGCCGGCTGTTATAAACCGTGATCCAGCTCGTATAGCCCTTGACCAGATCGAGCACAGCGCGGGTCAGATCGTCGGCTTCCGTGTCGCCGAAGCGGTCGGTGTCACGCACGCTTTCGATGCGGCCCTGGCGCCCGTAGATGATGTCCGTGCCGATATAGGCCAGACTTTCCTCGCCTGCCGCCGCAGATCCCGGGTAGAACTCGTCAATGGCGAAGTCTTTTGCCGACGCGCCGGTGAGATTGAAAATGCGGCCCTGCTCAGTCGAGATCACCCTGGCCCCGAACGCCTCCACGAAGCCATTGATCTTCCGTAGATCGGGTGTCAGCAGGTGGAACGGATCGCCCTCGCCAAGCGCAGATGATGGCCTGTCGCTGACCGAAATTTCCTCATAGTCGCTCCGCTCAGACCCGACCAGCATGTGTCCGAGCGTGGTCGAGGCGTTCTTGATATTCGAGTAGAACACCCGCTCGTCGGCCACGCTGATATATTTGCAATGAACGGCGCTGCCAAACGCCGTCGACGGGCTCGAGCGGAACGCCACATCGTTCCAGTTGGCTGCGTTCAGCGTGCCGTCCCACTCCATGACCGGCTCGAGCAGCGCAAGATCGGAGATCAGTAGCAGGCCGTCCAAGTCCCAAGCGTGCGAGCGCCAATGGCCGCGGAGCTTGGCACTGGCATTTACCGTGTCGAGGACGGGCGAAGCGTCGAAGCTATCCCCGTCCCAATTATAGACGTTGGCGCCAGCCTGGAAAAATGCCTTGACCGTGCCGTCAGCCTTCCGAAACGACCCCCCTCCAAGGATTGATCCCGCATTCGGGGCCGTGCCGATCTTGTCAAACGGTGCGCGTGGGCGAAGATCGCTGTTCTCGGCGTCGAGATCGAAGTTGAAGCCGTCTGCCGCTTCGCGGTCGTCAATCTCATCTTCCGGCGCGCGCGTGTGAAGTCCGCCGCCGAACTTGACCACAACGTCGACATCTTTTGGTCCGACCCGCTCGACCATTTGCTACCTCGGACAGTAGTGTTCGCGCGGCTGCTGCTGCGTTACGCCGCTCGCCGCCCTGCCGAGGTTCAAGCGGAATAGTTCGCCGTCAAATTCCTTCTGCTGGTCGCGGCGCCAAAGCTGCACCCAAACCGGCACCATCGCGCGGAACACCATGTCGCCGAACGGCACTTGATCGGCTGCCACCGTGAGCACGAGGTCCTTGTCGTATTGGTAGGTGTAGATCCTGCCAGCCTCTACGCTGGTCGGCGCCCGATCGAGATTGAGTTCGCCATCGACCGGGCTGATCGCGGCGAAGTGCGGCAGGCCCGTGTCATCCTGCTCGGGATCGAGCAGCAAAAGGGCGTTGTAGCCCCCAGGCATTTTATAGAGGTATTGGTTATTGGTCTTGTCGATGAACGGCCATTTCAGCGTCACCAGGTCGGTTGCCAGCGCATAGTCGCGGTCTCCGGCGGCCAGCGTGATCGTGCTTTCGGCTTGCACCTTCGGCAGGGGCCGCTCACAAGCCTTATAGAGCTCGTCAATTCCCTCGTTGATGACCTGAATGGCAATATCGATCGACCGCTGGCGCGCGGTGGACGAGAGCGCGGTCAATTCGCCGCTGTCGCCGTGGACGATGCCCACGCGCTTCAGGACTTCATTGACTGCGTTGAGCAGCGTTTTCGCCATCGAGCTTAGCCCTCAAATCTGCGATTTTGTCTGTGCGCGACATTTTGATGCCATGGCGCTTGCACTCGGCACGCAGAGCGGCCATCCGGTTAGCCGGCCTGGACGATGGCACGGGTGCTGGCGGTGGCCCTTCCCTGGCTTGCTGCTCTTGCCACTGGCGAGCCAAATCCTCGGCCGCCGTGATCTGCGCGACGTTTGGACTATCGCCTCCGGCATATTTTGCGGTGGCATTGACGCCATTGATCTGCCCTACCCGGCGCGACCGCAGGCGCGGGAACATCGTGTCGATGTCGGTGATGTTCTTGGCACGCAATATCTGGCGCATCAAAATGGCGCCCATGCGCGGATCAATTTCCTTAACGCCGCGCGCATCCGCAAATTTGGTAATCTCCGACCGCGTGGCTTTTTCCAAGCAATCGCGAAAATCTTCGACCTTGAGCAAGTGCATCGCGTTCCCCAATAAAAAGGGGCGGGAACCGAAGCTCCCGCCCCCACCCTGCACTCCCCAACGAATTAGTTGGAGAGATTGGTTGCGGCCACGCGGATTGCGCGCGACCAGTTGGCATTGAGAACAGCGCCGGCGAAAAATGCCTTCCATGCCAACGTGGCAATTTCGTTGAAGGGATCGGCGATGCCGCCGGAACCCCTCGGATGGAAGATCATTTCCCAACCGCCGGTATTGTCGCCTGCGCGATAGATACCGTCGGTGTGACGCTCACCAAGTCCTACGGAGCCGAACGCATCCTCACCGTACACGACGATGGTGTAGACGTCGGTGACGTTTGACGTGGCCCGCAGATCGGCACCTGAAAGCGCCGCACCGGCGCCAGTGTCGATCGACGCATCCTCGGACTGTACGAATCGGATGCCGCGACCGGCGGCACCGTAATAGCCATACTCACCTTCAACGATCGCCGTCTGCCCGGCATAAGTCTCAACGCTCTTGAAGCCGGTCAGCTTCGCCACGTTGTAGCTCGCGTCCGGATGGTTGATCGCCCAATAGCTCCGCAAGATCGGCGCCGTGCCGATATTGACGGAGCCGGTGGTCATCGGCACGAAAGTACGCGCCGAATTGCGGCTCAACTCATTGACGACACGATCGAGGTCGCCGACCACGACGACAGCATGGACAGCACCCTTAGAGGCAACATTGCTGGCAAACCGCTGAGTGGAGTTATCCTCCATGATGTCGCGCATAAGCTGGTTGAGTGACCGGCCTGCGGACTCACCAAGAATTGCCACCAACTCGTCGGTTGTGCCGTTCGGGTTGTAGAGGTCGACTTCCTCGTTGACGATGTAGAACTGCCCATACTTGGACAGGGTAGCCAGCACGTCGGTAAAGGTCGGCGTGTCAGCGTCCCGGCCCTGCATATAGGACGAAGTGCCGGTCAGTTCGGTGAGGGCCGTAGTGCTCGGCGTCTCCTGCTCGATACGGCGCCACTTGATCGTGGACGTACCTTGCTGCTTGTTGATCTGACCGGGCATGGTGCCCGCGAAGTACGGGCAGACCTGCTGCGCGCGGCGCAGGAAGGTCTGATTGAAAACCGCGTTGACTGGTTTTGTCAGTTCAACGTCGGTTGCCGTTACGGTCTGAGCCATGAGACAAATCCTTTCGTCTCAATGGCCCCCATCAGGAGGAGAGAATTAAACGCGCGGCGTGTAGCCGTACTCCTTCTTGACCTTCTCTCGAAATTCGGCGTTCGACGTATCCTTGAAGTCGGGCGCCTTGCCTTCAGGGGGCTTGCCTGATCCCCTCCGAACGGCATCGGCCACAGCTTCTCGCGTATCCGTCGCGTCCTGATCTTGCTTGCGGAGCTTGGAATGCTTCTCCGCAAACTTCTGAGCAAGGCCCTTCACGACACGCTTGAACCCGGAAGGGTCGTCGTGCCGCTTGGCCCAGGCATTCGCCAGGCGAATGTCCCTCTTGGCTTGCGCGTTGATCCAGGTTTCAATGAACTCGTCGTCAACTTCGTCCGTAGCAAAGTCGCCGCGGACGCCCTTGATGACATGGCCCAAATCTTCCCGGTAAACGCGCTCGGCCTGCTCTTGCTCAAGGCGCTTGAGGCGAGTGAGCGTTTCGTCGTCGGCTTTCGCCTCGGACTTTGGCTTCGGCTGTTCGGATGACGGCTTCGTCTCGACCTCGCCATATTCGGCAAGGGCCTTGTCGAAGTCGTCGGTCTGATCCGGCGCACCCTTATCCTCAGTCTCCGGCTTTGCCGTAGCATCGGCGTCAGTGGTCGCGGGCTGCTTGGTATCTTCGCTCATAGCTTCTCCTTCACGAATTAGTCTCTTGCGAAGTTCGTCCGGTCAGGAGCGCGATCCAGCTTTCGTGCTGATCGAGCGCACCCGACGCATAAATTATCTCGGCCCCCATTGCTGGAACATCAGCCCCTTTCGAGCGCCGATACCGCGGCAAGCGCGGTGTCTCGACCGACTTCAGCAGTTCAGGAAAGGCGGGATGCTGGCGTATTTGAAACAACAGCGACTTCAGGGCTTCCGTCATGCCGCGCGACCGCCGAAGGCGATACTCTGAAGGGCCGTCGAGGCTAGGCCAGTGTCGACCGGAGCGGCGGCGGCTGGCGTGGCCGCCGACTCCTCGTTGGTAATGGCGTCGAGGTCGGTCCAAGTGCCCTCACGGAGCACCTGCTTGATTGCGGCCTCGCTATCGACAACCGGCGGCAGACCTTTTGCCTGCCTGAGCTCATCCATCTGCAGCGCGAGTTGCAGGCTTTGGAGCTTACGCTGCGCCTTGATCTGTTCCTCGGACGGCCCGCCGGCACCGAACCATTCAAAAGTCACGCCTTCCGGCAGATGGTCCTTGGTCACTTCGACATAGCCACCATAGGCGTCGATATAGAAACTGATCTTCTGCCCGCTTGTGAGCGCGTTGCGGCCCATGTCATAGGCCATGTGCAGCCAGCGGGTGAGCGGACCCTGCCCGGAGCCCTTGACGTACTTGACGGTCCTAGAGGCGCCGCGCTCGATCTCCGTGTTCTTGGCAAAGGCTGTGGTGTGGCTCACGGTCTGAGCGCCAAGCCGCGCCGGCAGAACGCCGGTCAACTCGGCGTAAAGCTGAATGCCGAGCTGCATCAGCCCGGCCATAGCGCCCGGCTCTCCGCCAAGTTCGGTGTGGGTTTTGATCGGATCGGTGCTGCCCCACATCGCATAAGGATGAATCACTGGGCCACCAGCCCTCGCAAATTCGGTATCGGTTCGGTCATAACTAACTGGCGCTCCAATCTTCAAAGCCGCACTATCAAGCGAGCGGTTCAGCGCCTCGGCAATCATAATCTGAATAGGTCGGCCCTTCTCCAATGGCGAGGTCGGGTAAACGTCCTCGCAGCCCACATAGAGATAGGGGAACAACAAGTAGCTTGAGTAGGGCGACTTGCGCCAACGGAAGCGGATTACGCCGCTGGTGACATCGCCACCCTTGTTCTTGTCGCCCTTCAGCACCGTGACTATGGCGCCAGGCAGGAATAGGCTGGACACCGTATCGCGCGGGACCACGATGTCGCCTTCGTATTCCAGCACCGTGACATAGCCGTCCTTGTCGGGTTCAATGTCTTTGAGGTTCTTGGGCATCCAGCCGCCGTCCTCGTCATCTGGATCGGTTGATCCCTTCGACGCTGCCATCTGAATGCTCGTGAGCCTGATGTAATCCTCATAGATATACCCCGGCCCTAGCTCCTGGGCTGAATGGATCGAAGGCGGCTTGTCGTCCAGATAGAGCTTCTTGACCGAGCAAGGCACAAAGATCGGGATGACCTGGTTTTCCTTGCGGACAGACCCGCTCGCCTCGTGAATGAACAAACTCTTACGCATCTTACGCCCGCGGGCAACGCCGCAGCCATATTTGAACGTCTCGGCATTGACCCGATCGGCGCGGGTGAAGAAGTCGTACTGCTTGAATTGGTGATACAGGAAGCCTTCGGAGAGCTTGTCGGCATTGTCCTGGTTGATCTGCGACGGCACTTCCGCTTCATCGCCCTTGATGATCGCGCTGAAGTCGATGCCATCAAGATATTTGTCCGTCAGTTCGGCGTGGGCGCGGAACCACGGCCCGCCCTCGGCGAACATCATCCTGCGCGCATCGCCTACCAAGACCTCCTGAGCCTGAGCCTGCAGCGGCGGCTCGATCTCGCTCATCCAATATCGGTTCGGATCCAGTTGCCCGTTCGGCAATTTCTTGAGCGTGCAATTCGGCTGCATGGCAATCTGGCGGTCGATGTCGGTCCACACCTTCTCGCGGTCCTTGCGGCGCTTCTTGCGATCATCCCATTCGCTGATGACGAGATCGCCAATGTAGCGCCAATCGCGGGCGTCGAATTGCCGTTTGGGCGATACCTTGCCGTCCTGCCTGATCTCCTTCGCGTCGGATTGCTTCGGCATCAGTGCAACCTCATCCCCGATGCCGCGAACTTCTTGCGGCGCTTAATGAAGTCCTTCGCATCCTCAAACGCCCGGTTGATGCGCGCAGTCTTTCGGCTCTTGATGTCATATTGCGGGTCGTGCAGGGCATCGAAGATCAGCGGCCTGCCGATCTCGATATTCTCACCGCGCGCGATCCACCAGATCGTGCAGAAGCACCCCAAGGGAAACTCGTCTCTGCTGGCGCCGAAGCGGCGCATCCGGTCTGCGTCCTGCACGAAGCCGTCGCTAAGCAGCACGTCGGTTCCCATGAAGGTCTTGCGGTCTGCCGGCTGAGCGCCAGCGTCGGCGAGCATCTTTTCGACGCCCGCCTTGGTGAACTTGAACTTTTTGACCGCCATCAGCCCTTGCCGTACATGCCAAGTGTCTGCGGTGTCGGCGTCGGGCGTGTGGCACCCTCGCCACTCTTGCCGGAAGCCGCACTGGCAGCAGCCTGTGCGCTCTTGATGGTCTTGTGCGAGTCTACCGATTTTTTGTCCTGTGCCATGTCACTCTCCTATAGCCTCGTGGTCGCTATCGGTCCTTGGGCCACCGCGCGGCGCTCTGCAAACGAACCCGGCGCAACTGCGTATCGTTTCATCATCACGGCGTAGAAGGTCGCCTTCAGCATATCGTCACGACGCGCAACGATCTTGCCGTCCTTGCGGTGATAACTGCGCTTTTCCTCAAGCCACTCGGGCACGCTCGTGAACACCTTGAAGCGGCCCGTGCTCATTCTCTCGAGCACTTCGTCAACAATCGGCTCGACAGGCTGCGGCCCGGCGGCTTCCTTCTGCCCCGGTGAATGCGGGTATCGCGCTGACTTCGCCATCATGTTCACGTCATGCTTGCGATAAGCGTCTGCCAGCGTGTTTCCGCCCGACTTCTCCCGGTTCATGCCGTCATGCGGCCACGCGACAGGCACTCGCTTGTTCGACTTGTTGAACCATGCCGCATGATACGGCGCCGTCTCTCCCGCCTTCCGGTAGCCGTCGATGACGTAGATGATGTCTTGCTCTCGATCCCAGGCGAGCTCCACGCCCGCCGCCGGATGGTCGATGCCGAAGTCGCAGCCCTTGATCCGCGCCCAATGGTCCGGAATTTGGATTGGGTCGACGCGAATATCGGCATCGGGGACTGGGAACACCGCCCCCTCGCCCATCATCGGAATGCCTTGCGTGCGCGCGTCACGCTCGTGCGCCCGATAAGAAGCTGCCAGCCGGTCCTTGTCCTCCTGGGCTAGATGCGGCGCGTCATTCCACGATGCGCCCTTCAGGTAGATGCCAGGCCCGCCAGTCTGGAAATGCTCAACGAGCTCCGTGACGCCCAAGAGGGGCGTGAAGGTCACAAGCACGATACCGCTCGAGGTTAGGATGCGGGTCTGCGCCTCGGAATAGATCGTGTAGTCGTCAGGTTCCTCATCGAGCCACACAACATGCGGCGCGGTGCCCTGCCATTTCTGCCAGCCCTGTTCATAGGTTTTCAGGATGCAGACGGAGACGCCGCCCGACTTGTGCTTGACCTCGAACTTGTCGACCACATCTTTCACGCCGGCCTGGCGCGTGGTCGGGCGCCCGACGATCTTGTTGCGCGGTATCCAGCCCGTGCCGAGTTGCTGGCCTAAACCGCCAAGCAACTCCGCCTGCACGATGTCGCGCGACGTTTCGTTTGTCGGCGAGCCGGTCCACACCAGAACAGGGCTGTGAAACCGTTTGCCTTCCCACCAGTCCGGGTATTCTCCCGTCAGGTGATAGGCGACCTCCGCGCCGGCAGACATCGTTTTGCCGACACGGTTCGCCGCCATCAGCATCCGTTCGGCGTGATCGCGTCCTGCGGCGTGGAACTGCTTCTGCCAGTCATACGGCGCGTATTTGAACAGCCGATTGGCCTTCACGTCCCGCTCGAGCTTGGCAATCAGCGCCAAGGTCTGATCGTCAAGCAACGCTGTTTGTGCCGATAGCGGAGGCATCAACCACGCCTGCGGTGGCGTTGGTGATCGTGCTGGCCAAGGTCAGTGTAACCGCGTTGCCTGCGGGGGCCACGACGATCATTTTCGTTCTCACTGAGTTATTGCCCTGCGTCCCGACCACGCCAGTTGCGGCATTCGCGCCCGCCTTGGCCTCGCAGGCAAGGCGGGTTCCCGCTGGCGGGGTGACATTGGCTCCCGCCGTGGCGATAACGCCACGCGCAACGCCTTCCCCGCTTGCCGCCGCTGCCTTGCTCAGAGCACAACTGATAACAACTTCACCGACCCAAACCTTCCCCGCCGGAACCGTTAGCAACGTCGCTGCGGCGGTGGTCGCCGTATGCGACAGGAAACCAGCATTGATGTCTGAGGCGGCGGGAACGCCTAAAATTGCTGCTTCTACAGCCGCATCCGTGACCGGGAATGGATTGGTGCTCGATACTTTGTTCCCTTCAACCGAAACGTCTGTTGATGTCATGGCGTTCGCTCCACTTCGTCTCAAAGATGCGCCTATTGCGCTCAAGCCCTCCCTTGGGCCAAGCCGTGCGCGGACAGTCGATGTGATCGGTTACAAGATGATCGAGAATCGCGAACTGCGCGCCCGCGGCGTGCAGCTTCCACAGGAAGTCGTTGTCCTCGTATCCCTGACCGTCGCGATATTCCTCGGAGAAGCCGCCGATCTCATCGAAGAACTCCCGAAATATCATCGAGCAGAAATGCAGGCCGGAGCCTTCGGGCATCTTCGCCCTGCCCATCGCTTCCGGCTTCGGCCCCTGAGAATGGCAAAACCAGAGCTTTGTCTTTTCACTCCAACACGCCGCGGCGACGTAGCCCTTCTCACCGAGAACCCACAATTCGTCGGCCATCGCTTGCAGGATCGGTGCGCGGTGAACGACCTCCGGGTTCGTCAACACCACATATTCGCCGGTCGATGCCAACACCCCGCGATTAAGCGGGACGCATGGGTTAAGGGCCGCATCCTTTTCTGGCAAAGCGACGATCAGGACGCCTTCGCACTCCGGCCCGAGCGGCAAATCCCCGGAACCATCATCAACAACGATGATCTCTATTCTGTGCCCGTATAGCGTCCTTAAACGTCGGAGGCTTTGCGACAGTGCTTCTGACCTTCGCCAGTACGGCATCACCACGGAGATCAAATTTTTCCGGCTCCCGCTCAATCGCCTTCACGATTTGCGCGTTGCAAATGCCTGTCCAATCTATTTTGCGATAGCCGCGCGGACCCGTTGCCGATGGCGTCGAGTAACCGATGTCAACCAGCGGCAGTCGGCGCTTGGTGAAGTCAGGCAGGCGTAGGTAAAATTCGAAATCCTCGCCGGTGTCCAACTCCTCATTGAATAGAAGTTCTTGGGCTACATCGGTGCGGCAAAAGAAGCCCATCGACAACGTGCCGGCGGCACCGACCAAGGCGATGTCGCGCCAGGTGCAGGGCCACACATTGTTGTCAAGTATCTTGCCGTCGAGCGACACGGCGCCGAACGTCGCTGTTGCCCAAGGATCAATCAGGAACAGTGCGTCAGGACGCATCATGTCGTCGGCGTCCAAAAAGAACAGCCAGCCCGACTTGGCCCGCCTGATGCCACTATTGCGCGCGCCGCTTCGCCCCAGCACTCCGCTTTTGTCCAAGATCACGTCATGGACGACCGAATTGAACGCTCCCTTGCCGGCTTCGATGACGCTTCTCTGCGCTCGCTCTGCGATCTCGTGGTGCCCAGGCCCGACCGGCGTTATGACGGTGAGCGAAGGGCTAGGATGGCTCCCGCCCTTTGCTTCTGACTCCATTGAGGCCATGTCTTGACACGCCAGCCCTTGAAATCCTCTGGCATCCACGCGGAGCGATGCTTTTGCCAGAAGCCGCCGTTGAAGCCCCACGCATCCGGGTTCGCATCACTCTGTTCAAACCAGCCAAGCGGTGTGAAGATTACGGCCTGATCGAAATCAGCCATCAAATCCCGAATGCGCTCGCCGTCCTCATGCTCCATGTGCTCAATGACATCGAGCAGAAAGACCGTCGTTCCCTTCCTCGGCTGACTTGCTAAAGCCTCGGCTTTGTCCTGCACGATGACAAGATGGCCGGGGGCTTCCCATGCCCTAAGTTGCGCGACATATTCATCGTGCGGCTCGATGCAGATATATTCCTCGCACCGGAACGCTGGACACGGGCGAATGCCGCAACCTACGTCGACAATCCGTTCAGTGCGCTTAAGCTCAGCAAAAATTCTCTCCGTTCGATGGTGCCTTAGCAGTTCATGGTCGAGGATCATACGAAATCCACATGCGACGGCTCCGGATCGAGCATGAAATTGATTACTCGATTTTTGTCGTTGAACTGACAGTGATGACAAGACCGCGCATTGAAGTCGAAGCGGCGGTGCTTGCTTAGCCACTCCGAAAACCGCTGCTGTCTCAGATCGCCGATGTCGCCATGCGTCGTATAGGCGTTGGTGCAGCAGGTGTAGACGTGCTGATCGCCGCCGATGTAGAGGACAAATTGCTGCTCGCCACAGAACTTGTAATCGGGGCGCCCTTGATCAAGGTCGGTAACGCGGTCGCCGAAGAAGTCGACAACCTTGAACGTCTCGTCCTCAAGTTCGCGCACCGCAAGGCGCGCACAGTCGATGAACGGCCTGATCCCTTCGTAATAATCGGCGCCTTCGGTCGAGAACATCGCCGACAGCCTGACGTAAGGAATGCCGACCTGCTTCACGATCCGGCAGGCTTCGACAATCTCGGTGAAATTCTCCCGTGTAACCACGAAGCCAACGCCGACATAGGGCTTTTCAAACGACGCGGCGAGCTTCAGGTTGGCGATCACCTTGGGCCATTGCTTCGAAGCCCTGATCGCCTCATAGGTTTCCGCCTTGCCGGCGTCCAGGCTGATCCTGAGCCACGTCAGATTGTGGAACACCGGATGGTCCTTGAGCCGGACACCGTTCGTCACCAGCCCCGTCTCGAGCCCTAGCGCCTGCGCGTGCCCGATGATCTCCAAGTGGTCCTTGTGGACCGTTGGCTCGCCGCCGCCAGTGAACTCGATCGCGCCCACGCCAAGCGCGGCACAATCGTCCAAAATCTCCTTAGCCTTGGCAGTCGGAATGAACCGCTTCGGGTTCTTGTTGCCGTGCTCGTCGGGGAACTTCTCAACAGAAAAACCCGTGCTCATTCGGTAAGAGCAAAAATGACAGTCCTGGTTGCAGAGATCCGAAATGATGAGTTGAACATGCGTCGGCACAATGTCTTGCCCGTCTCTCAGCCGCGCAATCCTCTCGATGTGCCATGCGGCCTTTAGCGACGAAAAGACGTTCAAATCTTCCATCCTATGTCACGGGGCTTAGGCTTGCCGTGGAAGCAGACGACGCGCGAGCCATTCGGGGCATGACCTTCACCACTTTCACCCCGCCGCGTCGCCGCCCTGACATGAGCCTTGTAGCTGACGACCTGGCCCGGCAACACGTCCTGCCATCTGTCACCGCCCATCATGTTTTCTTCGATGAACGCCTGATCGCCGCGGGTGCGAAGCCGGTCCTGCCACATCGCCGGATCCGCCGCGAATGTGTCGTAAAGCTGGCGAACGCCATCGGCAGCCCACGACATCATTCCTGAGCCGATGCCATTCTCCCGGTAGAAGTCTCGCAACGTCGTGAACGGCGATTGCAGCGCGTGGGCACCGATGTCTCCCAAGTCCCCGACTGGCATCGTATCGAGGTCGAAATACAGAACCGGCGGCGGCAATCTGAATAATTCGACTTTCGACCACCACCCGGGCCAGTTGTGCATCAGCGGAATGCGCTGGCAGGGAACCTCAACACTCGACAGGCAGACGAAGCGGTGTGGCATCTTTAGATGCTCGCCGACGCCCGCCTTAAGCCGCGTGACGTATTCTCCGTCGAAATCCTTCGACGGTCGAAGCACGCAAGCAACGGTCAGCATCAAGGGGAGCCTAGCCACTCTCTTGTTCGACCGGACATCGACTTCACCTTGCCCTTGAAGGCGAGATCGCGCGCGCGCTTCCAATATCTGTTCGTGTCGTCGCCTACCGACGACGCTGCCTCGTTCGTGAACGCGCATCTGCGCCAGGGCGGCTCGCCATTATGCGGCCCGTCATCGAGCGGGACACCGCACAGCACGGACAGATCGTAGCCAAGCCCGTAGCCGACCAGTGAGGCGCCAAGGCCCGACGTGGCATGTCCGCCCCACGGCCACTGATGCCTGGCCCCAGGATTGCAGCTATGTGTGTGAACGGGGCCGTTGAACTCTGCCGCGTACTCAGGGCGCCGCGCCGCGATGTATTTTGCCAGAATGCTCGGCTCATTCGAATAGGCGTGCTCGACGTGGGCTGGCATCGTCTCGATCAGCTTATTGATCGTCAGAATGTCCCAGCCGTCGCGGTACACCTTGCCGCGCATGTGATTGTAGCGGAAGCCAAGGCGCTCGAGATCGTCCCACACGCACGCCGCGTCACCGCAAATGGCGAGGCATTTTCCGGCGTACTTTCCCGCGATCTCCGGCATTTGCCTTTCGCTGTACCCGTACTCCGCCAGAAACGCCTCAAGCATGACCGGCGACTTTGCCGATCTTCGCTGCGGCGTCAGGATCACCGAAGGCATACTGTCCCCAATGCTTCAGCCTAACGCGCGGGTGCATCATTATCTTCAGTCCCGCCTCGCGCGCGATGCGGCAGAAATGATAATCCTCGCTCTCGAGCCCATCGTTGAAGATGTGCGCGGTGAAGAATGCCGGGATGCGGCCCTCATCTTCCTCGAAGTCGAATTGCAGGGCACCAAGCATTTCGTCGGCGACCAGTTTGCGGAGGCCGTTGAGATCGCCGCCCATCGCTTCTCGCAGCTTCTTGGCGATCGCGTACTTAACCGCAAGGTGCGTGTGAATTGTCGCCAGCGCCTCGCGCGAGATCAGCATGAAGCCGGTCCCCGCGTAGTCGACTTCAATCGGCTGGTCCCCGAACTGATCGAGGTCTTTAACCAGCTTGCCGTCCTTCCACGCCGCGAACCATTGCTTGTCGCGCTTCTTCATGGCGTAGACGCCGACGGCGATGTCGGCTGGTGCCTTCGGGTCGGTCGCCATGTTCCACAGCGCCGCGACATCGTTTGACGTGAACTCGATGTCAGCATCGAGCCACATCAGGAATTTGTAGGAGCTCCCCTTCAGGTACTTCGCCGCCATCTTCATGCGACCGCGATGCACCAGGCTTTCGCTGTTGCCGGTGAGCCAGTCATGCTCAACGCCGAGTTGGGTCAGATCCTCTTTAAGCTGCATACACGACATGAAATGCGCTTCGTGCAGCATTCCGCCGTAGCACGGCGTAGCGAAAAGGATCGACATTAACGCTTGCGCGCCGATCCTTTGCGGCTCTTGCCAGCCTTCGAATAGGCGATGGCGACTGCCTGCTTCTGCGGCTTGCCGGCGTGCATTTCACGCCTGATGTTCTCACTGATAACCTTTTTCGATGAGCCTTTCTTGAGTGGCATCAGTCGTAACCTTTCTTCGTCGTTGTCACCTTGAATGATGGCTTGTCGCCCTTGAGCCTGCCGACGCCCGTGTGCGTGCCGCTCGCGCGGGTTCTGAGGCGCGGCGCGTGAAGCTCATATTCCCTGTAGCGGTCCTTGATCTTCTGTTGACCGGCGAGCACGGCGTCGATTGGCTTCTGCAGAATGTCGGTATCGGTGATCGTCAGAACGCCGACGCCGCTGACCGTTTGGTAAAAGTCGTTCTGGAAGAAGTCCGGCTGGAAAAACCTCGCCATTCATGCCCTCATAGACTGCCGTTTCGGGGCGGGGTTAGGCTCTCGCGGCCATGGTGCGGCCCGGCTGAACCAATTTGTGATACAGCTATAGCCAAGACCCGCCGACCGCCATGCCAATTTCAGACGACGCCCAATCGGCGGTTTGAGAATGGGGCGTCTCTGCTGCGGTGGGGCTGAGATCGGCAAAGCTCACATTTGAATTGCTCAGATTGGCGTCATAACGCTCTGTCGCGCTCGACCAGGTAATCGCTTCATTATTGCCGTTAAACGAGCCGAATACGGCGACTCCGCCTGCGCTGGTGTTCAACGAGATGGTGTTGATCGAAGAACCTGTGCCGTGCGTATCGGCACCAGTAGCGACAGGCGTGGCCGAAGAATAACCGGTCAATAGCCAGACACCGACCGCAGCCTTGGGTGTGGTGCCGTTATTGCCGCTCAGAGTGACACTTACGTTATTGGCACCAGAACTCACAACCCGCGACGCGATAGCATATTTACGATTCAGCGAGGCGTTACTATTGTGGATTGTGCCGTTGGTACCACCGATGCTGACCGATGACACAGTGCGCGACTGATTGCCCTGGGCCACAAAAACAACAATCATCAGCCCGCCAGAGGCAGCGGTGAAATTGCCAAAGTTGTAAGTGGTTTGATCGGTAACGTCAGTGGCGTTGTTGATAAAAGTCAGCGTAAGAGCCGCCGCGCCGCCAATACCCAGTAACGGCTGGAAGCTCACCCCGACCATTAGGTCAGCCCTGTCCCTGAAATCATCCAGGTGGTAGAGCCAACCTTGAGCGCCGTGGCCATCCCGAACGCTGCAAGCGTTCTGCTCCCGGTCGTGCCCGTGCCTGCCAGGATCAGAGTGTCGGTCGTAATAGCAATCGTGACGGTGTTGATCCGATTGACGAAGGTAATCGCCGTCCCGACTGGATAGGCTACCGAGGCATTAGCCGGTATGGTAAAGGTGCGCGCGTTGTCATCCACTACCGGATGCAGAATATGCTTCTGTGCATCCGCAAGGACTAAGGTGTAAGCGGCGCTCTGGCTGTTCTGTGGAATTTGCGAATAGAGCGGAACGCCCTCAACCTGAATGACGCCCGCAGCCGCGCGGTCCACCGTTGTGTCCGAGGCGTGACCGACTTCAAGAGAACCAACACCTAACGCTTCCGTGGTCGAATCCACAACACCAGCCAAAGGAAGCCCGGTGCAGTTGGTCAGCGTGCCAGAAGCAGGCGTGCCAAGCGCGGGCGTGACTAGCGTAGGCGAGGTGGCAAAAACTAGTGCCCCCGAACCTGTTTCGTCAGTAACAGCAGAAGCTAGGTTCGCACTGGACGGAGTGCCTAAGAACGTCGCTACACCAGTGCCGAGCCCTGCCACGCCGGTAGAGATCGGAAGCCCCGTCGCGTTGGTAAGTGCGCCCGCGCTTGGGGTGCCTAGATCGCCGCCCTGGAAATACGCGGCCCCGGTTCCGCTCTCGTCGGTCAGCAGCCCGCGAAGATTTGCGCTCGACGGCGTAGCCGCAAACGTATCGAACCCCGCGGCCCTAACAACGCTCGCCCATGACGTAAGCGCGGCGGCAAGCGGCTGAAACGTGGTCCCAAGCGCAGCGAGGTCAGTGATAAGCTGGGCCATCGTGCGGCTGACCCACGAGCCAGCCTTGCGCTGGATCACATCGTCGTTTGATGGGGCCAGGCCAGCAATAGCGGACAAGTCGGCGTCAAAGGCTTGAACGTCAGAGCCTATGGCTAGCCCGAGATTGGTCCGCGCACCCCCAGCCGTCGCCGCTCCGGTGCCTCCCTTGGCGACCTCAAGCTCACCCGTCAGGCTATGTGCGGCATCCCACTCGTCCGGCCCAACCGGAAACGCAGGATCGTCCGCAACCGCCCCGTTGTTCAGCGTCGCGTGCTTGATCTCAAGCGCCATCGCTCGCCTTCTCCGTCGCTCGCTTCCGAGCCGCCTTCATCCGGCACGCCCCGCTGCAATAGCGAGCCTTCCCCTCAACCGCCGTCCCGCACGCCTCGCAAACCCGCGTGACAGTTGCCCCCTCGTGCGTGACAGTTGTGACAGTTGGAGGGGGTGCCGTGACAGTTGGCGTGACACTTCCCGCCTCAACCGTCACAAGCTCCGGCTCCGGACCCCGCGCCAACTCCCGAGCCTCCTCAACCGTCAAGGCCCGCCCACTCGCAATCGCCTCAGAAGCCTTCGGATTCAACGCCTGACAGTACCCGGGCCGCAAATGAAACTGCCCACACCCCGGGCACCTACCCTCATCCTTCGCCTTCGCATCAAATACCCCTATCCGCGGGTCGCAATTCCCCCGCGCCGCTATAACCCCCCTCAGCATTTCCGCCATTTCCAAATGCCGCCGCCTCCAAAAAGGGGTTTCAATCAGCCGGACCTCAGATGGGGAATAGACGCACTCACGCGAGGCTCGAGGGGGGTCCCGCCACCCCTCTCACGCAGCCATGCACTACCTCTCAAACGTAGTGCGCAACCGCAGAAATAAGCCAATTATTGAGCCATCTTGCCAGCAACTTGCCAGCCAGGCGCCCTAATCCCAAGCCCTAGTAGGCCCGGGCACGATGCGGAGAGGGGGGGGATTTGAAACGCAACACACACAGGCGATGTTTAGTGTCGTCGCTCGCTACCTTGGTTTTCGATGCAAGTGTCCACCAGGTCGATGAGCTGTTCGGCCATGAGGGCTGCAGCGTGACGGTGGCACATAGTGCGTTGTGAAGCGATGATGCAAGCGGAAGCATAGACGAGGGCAGTCATAGCGACCGAGTTCTTACGTTCCCCCAATACCTCGACGAGTTTATGGCTAAGGTCTATGGCTTCGTCTCCGTCTGCTTCGTGCATTTGGTTAGTGTACGCTGGCATTGTCTTGGTCCCAAGTAATGCCGTGGAGGATGGCGAGGCGCTGCGCGAGTTCCGGATCCTGCTGGGCGATCTGGTTAAGCGTGGCGATCGGATCATGGTCGGAGACGTCAGCGAATTGCTCGATATAGTGGCCGCCGACCTTGCCGCGCAGCTGCTCCGCTTGAACAGCTGCACCTACGTTGCCCGTGCGAATAGCGATCGCCTTGAGCCGGGCGAGCTCGCGCAGGTGCTCCTCACGGGTGCAAACATGGGCGCCGGCGATCTCCGTTGTTATCGCGTCAAGCCATAGGGCAATCGCGGGGTGCGCGCGAAGCCTGCTCGCTTCGCAGTTGACTTGCGGAGGGCCCATGCGTTGCACGTCATAGGCCGCGCGATAGGCGTCCGACAGGCTCAAGCCACCTAGCACGCCTTCACAGAATTTCATCTGCTTAGCGGTGAGCTTGGGCAAGCCCGAAGGCTTGATGATCTTGCGGCGAGGCATGGGCGAAATATCCTGTAACAATTTGTGATCGAAAGGGACAAAATTTAATGTTTTGTTCCTGTTGCGTGCTATTGCGCGTAGGCCAGCGCATACTTATTCTGCATCTGTTACGAGGCAGCGAGCCTCACCATGAAAGGGAAAGCCAATGCGAACCAAGATGGATCAGCTAGTAAATTGGGGCAATGGTACGATTGCCACGCCTCGCCATATGCTTGAAGCTGGCAAAGCGGAAATTCGCGTCGTTGCAAATTTTATCCGTCGCTCTCACTCCAAGCCTCGCCGCGCGGTCTTTGTCGATTTGATTGGCACGCAAACTGGCGTGGAGGTTTCCGGCTACGTTGCGAGGGTCAAGCCATGACCATCCAGCTAACCAAAGAGCAAATCGACGCGATTAAAGTTGAACTCCGCAAGTACGGGCTCAACGTCCTGCCCTTGCCTGGGCGCGGCAAGGCGAAGGCGGCTCGAGTTATTGTCGACGGCGGCGATCTCGAGCAGCGCATAGCACGTGTGCAGGCCATGAAGTTCAAGACTGCAGGCGTTAAGGCCGCGATCCTGCGGACGCTAAAACTGGCGAAGCGCTGCCGCGATTGGAACGCTGCTAACCCCGTCAGCATCGGCGATCTGTTGCCTATGTTCGGCGTGAGGCTGCAAGACGTGCAGCCTTGGCCGGAGACGGCCGGATTTGAGCAGCGCTGGCAAGCCTTGCGTAATGGCAGCGGCACGCGGCTAACGCTGCCCGCTCCCAAGGCGCGACTGTTGCGGCCTTACATTGCCAAAGGCTGCGAGGCATAGCATCAGCAACTAGCGCCGGCAAAATCCGGCGCCTTTTGGTGCTGCTAGAGCACTGAACCGAGGCACTGAGCCTCACCTAAAAGGGAGAAACGGAAAATGTCAGCATGGTTCGTAGGAACTGACCACGTGGACGCGATCTTGTCATGGCTTGATACTTGCTATCGGTATAGCGTGCCGTTGCCGAATGGCGAACACCAACAGTCACCATCGCCAGAAGAGTGGACCGAGATCGGCAAGGCGCTATTGGCAGAGAACATCGCCAGCTTGCGCGCGCGCTATCCCGATGATTGGCAGGAAATGGTCGACATAGACGTGAACAAATATCGTTACCGCCATGACGCCCATTTTGTCACCAGTACGCGCAATCTCGCTATCACGGTCATCAAGCTAATCGACTGTCTAGACTATCAATCGTGCGAGCACGAGGGATGGCGCGACAGTTGGGCGAAGCGGTTTTGTGACTTTGTGATAGGTGCTGCAACGTCTAAGGTTCCGGGTTATGAAGATGCACCTTGGGGCTACAATAAGCCAGCAGATGCACCGCAAGTGATTAGGCTGTCTGATTTGGTGCACTGACCGCAACTAGGGCGCCTCGCCTCGTGCGGGGCGCCTCATGGTGCGATCATGCACTAGAGGCAAGACGCCTCACCTAAAAGGGAGTGACGATGATGCAAACTTTCACAGTCCAGCTTGCTTACATGCAAGGCTATAGCTGCACGGTCGACGTTGAGGCGAACAGCATCGAGGAAGCTTGCGAGAAAGCTTACGACGAGACTGATGATTGCTGGCGCGCCTATGACGATTGCGGCGACACCTATGTTGAGGCGATCGGAGACAAGGGCGAAGCATGGGCCAAAGAAGGCTACGGATCCGCCCTGCCAGTTCCGCTAAAGCACGCGGAGGAAGTTGTAAGGCTTCGCGCCTTCGTGGAAAAGGCTAAGCCATTGCTTAATGATTTGGCGTCGTGGTCAAGTGATGACGGCGAGAGCTACGCCAATCGCGCTAGTGCGATCTTGACCGAGTTTGCCTAGAGCCTAATGGGCAGGGCGTCCAAAACCGGGCGCCCTGCTAGGTAGGCTCACCAAGAAACACGGAGGCGCGATTGCGGACACCATGACAGGCGCAGAACTTAAGGCAATCCGCCGCGAGCTAGGCTTGTCGACGCGCGAGCTCGGCGCCGCGTTCGGCTATCGCGGCAATGAGAACACGCGAGCCGTGGCAATCCGCCAATATGAAAACGGCGACAGACCTATTCCGCCCTGGATTGCCAGGCTGGCGGAAATGTTCTCACGCCACGGTGTTCCGCCAGCGTGGACGATTGTGGACAGCGAGACTTCGGCGCGCTGATCTGCGACATATTGCGAGAGTTCGGCGCGCTGAAAATAAAATCCCCGGCGCGGTTTCCCGTCCGGGGGCAAATCACCCATCATGTAGAAGGGTGCATGAAGTTTCGCGCTAGATCAAGAAGTTTCGCAGCCCTCCCACAATCTGACTGAGGACTTTGCTCCGGACCATATAGATCGCCCGGTCGGTGCGGTCCCCCAGCATCAGCCGGCGCACGCTCTTAAGCGATTGCCCTTGAGCGAGAGCCAGCACCACCAGCTTGTCCCGCTTTACCCTGATCTCCGTCCGCGCGCGCACATACTGCAGCCAGTCCAATACTACCAGCATCCTCGAGACGGCGCCGGGATTGGTGATCGACAGCCGCCGGATGGGAGTTTCCTCCTTCGACATCCTGGTGTCGGTCAATCGCTGAAGTTCAGCCTCGTACATTTCCTGCGCGGTGTGCAAAACCTCGGGCCAGGCGACGCGATCGGCAGCAAGTAGCCACACCCTCTCTCGATCGGGGAGCCGGGCCAGTGTGTCGGCGGCTTCGCGGAGTAGCCTCCACACGATACTCGGCAGAGACTCAGGGAAACTCACCTGATACCCTTCCGACCGTAGAAGGTCCATGCCCGCTTCGATGGCCTTGCGGCTTTCCTGAGTCAATTTTGGCCGCGCAGGCGGCAACCTAGTCGCCACTTGCGGCATCATCAGACCGTTCCTTTGGGTTGAGGGCGGCCAAGAGCTTTTCCGGGTCGTGCGTCTGACGCCACTTGATCGGCCTGCCCACGACGTTGCTCTCTGTGACCGCCCTAATCTCAGCCGCCACGGCTTTCAGCTTCGCCACGCGTGCCGCGCGGATCTCAGGCGGTATCTCAGGCTCCGGCGGTGCCGGGAGGAATTTGCGATGCTCCGCCGCATTGAACCGCGCGGGTTCTTTCGGAAGCCTGGTGGAAAACCACTCGTTGACCTCAGCCACGGTCGGGAGAAACTTGCACTCGGCGATTACGCCAGTTTCAGGGTGAACTAGGCCCCTCACGATGCGCTTCGGCTTGCCGACGCAGAGTGTAGCGATGAAGGCAGCATAGGTATCCGGGTCGCGTGGGTGCTGGCCCGGATACCCTGCGAACAGCATCTTCACCACATGCGAGGCATAGGCCGCGTCCGCTGGCTCGTTTTCAGAATTAGGGAGGGATAGTTCGTTCACAGCATCTTCTCCGATTTGTCGATTAGGCGGTCGCAAGCCTCGAGCAGCGGGTCCGGGCGTTTGGGCGGCCCCGTTCCTCGTTGCAGTCGCTTTTTCTCGCGACGCATCCAGCCAGAAAAGGCCATGCCCCAATTTTTCTTGGTTTCACCCTTGGCACCGGCCCAAAGCCGCATGTCCTCGGCCATATCCTCAACCTCTTGAGCCGAGTAACCTAACTGCGCTCCCTCACGAAAATGGTTTTCAGATGGTTGCCAATCGGGAGGAAGTGTGTGGGCACGTTGTCTCCCTGAAACAACTTCCTTATGTAAACGCTGAGAGTCAGAGGAAGGGGAAAGGGAAGAGGAAGAGCGCGTGGGGCACGCGTCGCTCACGCGTGTGGCATGCGTTATTGACGCGTCAGATTGTTCAATAAATATAATAGTTTCATCTGTTGGAGCCGGGATGGTGCTATCCTTCTCCCGGTTGTTGATGACCTGATGCTTTTGCCAAGTTGGGATGCAGCCATAGATCTCGCCTTGGGACGCGTACTTGACGAGAAAGCCACGCGTCCACAACGCGTCGAGCACGCGTGAAAAGTCCACGTCGTCGTATGGGATAATGTCCGTCTTGAGTTGTCGAGGCCGCCACAGAAACCGCCCCTCCCGGTCACATTGCGTCCAAAGGCCGATATAGGCGAGCCGCAGCGGCAAGCCCGTCTCCTTCTCGGAATCGAACAATTCCTCATGGACGAAAGTGTCAGGCTTGACGGTTCGGATGCGCCCCACTAGACATCCCCCCCGCTGTTACGCTTTATTTTGCGCCAGCAAATACCGCAGAAATATTTCCATGCTTGGTTGTGGCTATAGGGCTTCCTATCGTTTGCGATCTCGGCGGCTTCTAACACCTCAAAATAGTCTAGTTGGTCGAGAAACCCACGGATGCTGGCAAGATCCCTCCGGTCAATCGTGTCCGTTTTGAAGTGCGACATGAACACGTCGGCGATCGACCAAAGCTCCTCGTCTCGCCGCGCCTTCCGTTCCTCCAGAATTTTGTAGTAGGCCCGTATTTGCGTCTCGCGCTCCGCAGCTTCCGCCGATTTTTCCTCAAGGCTTTGCGGAACGGACGACAGGGGCGTCGCGGACTTACCTCTGTTGCAATCCTCACAGGCGGTCACGAGATTGTCGATGTCGTTGGTCCCGCCAGCCGCAACGGGATTTATGTGATCGCACTCAAGGATAACCGTCTCCGACGGGGTGGCTCCGCAGTAGGCGCATCGAAACCCATCACGCTTGAAAACCTCAAAGCGAAGTTTCTTGGATAAGGGCACTCGCTCGCTCATCGTCCACTCCCTGCGCCGTTGTAAGTTCCTCGGCCCGAAGGCCGCTCGCTCGGATTGTTTCTCATGGCTTGAGAGAAAGCCTGATCGCACCGTTCAAACCATTCCCGGCTGAACGGCTCGCACTGATAAGCGTGCCTCGGCCTGACGGCGTGGCGAAACGAGGCGAGCTCGCTCTGAATGCGCCGGCCCTTGGCACCGCCGTCGCCGTGGTTGCCTTTGGTCCATGTCATCTATCCATCCCCTCACATTGCCGCTTTGATGAACGGGACGGCTTGCCACGGGTTGATCGCGTTGCCTGCGGCGCGCAGCTTAGCCACTCGGGCGGGAACCCCATGAGCCAGAGGGAAAATGCCGGATTGAGTTGGCCTTTGCTTGCCGTCTGTGCAGGGGAGCCAGATGAGGTCGGACCAATGAGAGCCGCTTGATCCTGAAGGTTCGGCCCGTATTCCTTGTCGCCCGCCTTGTTGGTGCGCTTGCCATCCGGCGTCATCAGCCGTTGACCGCCCTTTGCATCGCTTGTCCTGGGCGTTGCCCAAGCCGCCGTCAGCGCGAAGTCCTGTAGGTTCGAGCCGTGGCGCGTCTCGCCCTGCGCCCGCTTCTCCTGGCCGCCCCGCTCGGCATCGTGAACTGTCGGAGTGGGCCAACTCGCCAACCGTGCAAGCCTGAGCATGTGATTGCCTTGATGGCCGCGCCTGTTCCCGGTCGGGCTCACATACCCATGCGGGCTCTCCATGCAACCCGCCGTGTTGCCAACCATCGGCGTCGGCCACGAACCACAATCGCTGCCGGATATGCGGCGCGCCGATGCCGCAAGCTGGTAATACGGCCGACCCAACGGCGTAGCCTTCCGCTTCCAGGTCAGAGTGAACAAGGTCGAGCCAGCCCCATCCAACAGCCGCTTCAACCTGTTCACCAAAGATTGTTGGCGGTCGAATTGCGCGGATAAGCCGGAACCATTCGGGCCACAGATGGCGTTCATCGCCTGATGCTTTGCCTTTGCCAGCGGCTGAGAAGGGCTGGCAGGGGCAGCTTCCTGTCCAAACAGGTCTGTCGTCGGGCCATCCGGCAAGTCGGAGGGCGAGGTCCCACCCGGCAATTCCGGCGAAGAAATGGACGCGGCTGTAGCCTCTGACATCTTCCGGGCTGACATCGGCAATGCTTCGGTCATCAATCTTTCCCGGCGTTATCAGCCCGGCATCCATGAGGTTTTGCAGCCAATCGCAGCAATAGCGGTCGATCTCGTTGTAGTAGACTCGCACCGCTCATCCCCTCTCCCTCTCGATGTGTGTGGGGAGGGTCAGCAGCCCAGCTTCGCGCAAGGTCGCTTCAATATTCAGGCGCCGCGCCTCTACGCCATGCAGGCTCATAACCCGGCGGTTCTCGGCATCGCGGATGTAGGTGAAGATGTTGCCCATGCATTCTACGCGCCACGGCAAGGGTGCGGTTTTGGGCGGCTGTGAAGGAGCGGCCTTTCTATCTTCCTCGATCCATACGCGCTTCCACAGCGACAGCTTGACGGGATGTGATTCAGCGGCGTCGAAGGTCAATCCTCGCCGCAAGGCAAAGATGTTGCCCTCGTGGGTTTCGGCCATGACTGCGAACATCATGCCGCCTCGCTTGCCTTTTGCTCGGCGTCGAGCGCGAGCGGGGAAACTTCGATGCGCAGGCTAGGGCGTTCGCCGTAGACCTTGCTGACCATGAGGAAGGTGATCTGGCTGTCGTCGAGAAACACCACGGCGTTGAGCGCGTCGGCCGCGATCTTGGCGTAATTGTCGACGTCGGGCCGCTTGGTCGGTGCGATCTTGCCGGCGAGTGCTTGAACGCGCTTCTTATTTGACCATGATTGTGGGACCGGAAGCGAGGCGACGATGCTCATGGAGAGGGCGCCGACTAAAAGCGGGCGCCCGTCCATGGCTTGTTGCGCGGCGTATTGCAGGGCAGCCTCATAGTGACGTGTCTTGGCGGGGGAATAAGCGCGAGGCTTTCCCCCTATAGAGGCAAAGCGTGGCCTGCCCTTGGCAACAGGCTCCCCGCAAAATTCGATGACGAATGGCGTCGTCATGCCGTGGCTTGCGCGCCGCCGTCGGCTGCGACAGCAGCTTGACCGAGCGGCGTGGTGGAGAAATCGCCGAGCGCGTGACGCACCTTGTCGAACTGGTCTTTGTCGCCGGCGCTGAGTTTGCGGCGGGCCTTGCGCGCGGCAACCACGGCCTTGAGCACCTTGGCGGAATAGCCGTCGTTTTTTGCATCCTTGAAGAGCTGTTTTAGGTCGTCGCGGTGCTCGCTGCAGTCCTCGCGCGCGGCGTCCATGATATCTTCGATCGCGCCCTGAAGGTTCTCGATGCGTTCAACGTAATTGGCGCCGGCGGCATCAATATTGCTCGGCTTGGGTGTCCTCTCTGCCATCGTCATTGTCCTTTCGTGGTTTCTGGTAGGCATGTCGCATGTGAAAATCGCAGTAGGGGAGGCTGAGCTTGGCGCGGTGATGCCCGCAAAAGCCGAAGCCTTCGCTGCAAGGATCGCCGATAGGGAAGCGGCAATGGCGCAGCTCAAGATCGCCAATCGCGATCATCAAAGGGTGCAGGGAGGCGTCCGCCGGTGTGGGGGGATGCTTGTCGGACGCCTCCGCTGCCATCGCGCGCGGGCTAGACGGGGGAGCCTCTGAGCGCGCGAAGTTGAAATCGAAGAATTGAGCCCTGTCCTTGGGCTGGGATGGATTGTTGCGCCGTGGCTTGCGGGAGATCACTTGCGCCTCCATGCGGAAGCGCGCGTGCCCCCGTCGCTAATCGCGGGGACGAGCCACAGTGCGAGGCGAAGCCTGGTGCTTACGGACGGCCACGGCAGACTGAGCACGCGGTTTGCCGTCCACGCCCTCAGCCAAATCACCGTTTTGCTCCAAGCGCTCAATGCGGCCCCTTAATGCTTCGATCTCGTTGCCGGACTGCTCGTCAATCCATCGGTGGTAAGCAGCGAGTAGTTTTGGAAATGCGCGGCCACCGATCTTCCCCTGCCATGCGTTCCATACCGTCCAGTAGTCCAGGCGAAGGTTGTTCGCGGCGTTGCGGACTTGGGCTTTAACCGTCTCGCCTCCCTTAGGGGAAGCTGCGGCTCTCACCATCCGCTGACTTTCCGCCACAGCTATTGGCGGAAGGCTCCACCACGCTTTCGCGCTACTCATCACGCTTACTCCGCGCTACGTCCGCTTGCTCGTTCACGCTGAGCGAGCGGGTCACAACAGGAACCGGACGCCGCCTAGATGGTCCCCCGCGTCAGCGCGTCCGGCTCCGCCCCCGCAAACTCGGGAGGCGATAATTTCTCCGCGGCCAAACGGGTAAGATCGGCGGCAGTCACGGCTTTGCCGCGCAAACTCGCTGCATCAATCGTACGTTGCCAGTATTCGTCGGGGATACGGTCGCGCTCAGCCCATTTGCGGACGGTGTCGGCCTTGGCGCCGACAGCAGCGGCCATTTCGGTGGGCGAGTCCCAAAAGGCGATAACGTCGCGGAAGCTGGAAATCATGCCAGCTTATATCGGATAATTTGTCCGATATGTCAAGGATAGTTTGTCCGGCTGTGGGAATAGCTCCCCCGGACAATTTGTCTTAAATTGTGGGATGGCCAAGCGCCGCAAGCAGGACAAGGCTTACATCAGAGCTTTTGCAGGCCGCGTTAAAGCGGCCCGATCCTTGGCCGGTTTCTCGATCAAGGGCATGGCTCTTGATCTTGGCCTTGAATATGACACCTATCGAAAGTGCGAGAGTGTTAATCCCCTCCCCCATGACGTAATTCCCGCTTTTTGCGAGATATGCAATGTCAGCGCCGACAAGCTTTTCAGAGTCGGCGAATCAAGGGCCGGGGAGGTGCCAAGCCGAAGGGCCGGAAGTGGCCTTCGGCGACCGCGAACGGCAATTCGGGGCAGCGGCACCAGAAAGTCTGCCGTTTCCCCGTAGCAGCCTCTAGGAAAGCCCCACAGCCCCCTTATGCTGGCCCGCCTTCACTATGGGCGGAAATCGAGCGGGCCTTCAGGAAGCCTCCGCTTGGGCTGTCCGGGGCTGTTTACCCTCTAGGTGGGACACTATCCGCAATCCTGTCCGATTTTCTGATTCCACTGTTCGGATAATTTGTCCTTGACAAGCCGGACAATTAGTCCGATATTCTGTTCACCCTCGGCGCCCCCCGCTGAGGGCGGGGCGGCATCCCCGTTACGCCGCTCCCCTTCCTAGCCACTGGCCGGGGGTTCAGTCAGTCCCGGCCAATTTTTCGGAGAGCGGCATGACAGCGATCAGCGATGCAATGAAGCATGCAGGCGGCCCTGGTCAGCGGGAGGTCGAATTAAATATCGCCATAGCGAAATGGGCGAATGCCGGCGGCACGCTCGAGCGACTGATTGCTATTGCACAAGCCGCTTATTCCGGGGCGGGCCACGTTGTTGATGATGCCCAGAAATGGAATGCCCGCCCCGATCTTATCAAAGGCGCTGGCCAAATTTCGGGTGATGCCCAGGCTATCGATGCCAGCGCCGCTCGCGGCAGCACGGCCATCGCGGGCATGCCGAAAGGCCAGCCGTTTCTTGCCGTGTCTGTCCGCCAGCACTCGAGGTCATTGCCGACACATCGTGAGCCGACCGCTGGCGAGGTCGCTGCCGCTGGCAAGGTCCGCAAGACGGTCGCTCATGGCTTTTGGGACCGCACCATTGGCGGCGAGCTTCGCTTGCGAAGCTCAACCAAAGCCGACTGGATCAACTTCGCCCGCAAGTTCCACATCGGCGAGCACATTTGCAATCGCATGGTGACGGAGATCGCATGGCCTGACGACGACAAGACGCCGCTTGAGAAAGTCGCCAACGAGAAACAGGTCAAGGACATTCTTGAAAGCGGACCGCGCGCTCTCCGACTGATGGAGGGCGCCCATGCCTAAGAATGGCGAAGGCCACCTGGCCTATGATGCCCAACTTGTAGATGCCGACGCCAACGGCGGGGGCCTCACTCCCGATGATGCCCACGACACGGCTGCCCCCGCCGATCCTCTTACTGCGGGCCAAGTTGCAGTTGACACCCAAGCAATCGGTGCCCGCAGGCCCGGAGACGGCCACCCTGGCAGTGACGCCCATCGTGCAGCTGCCGACTCCGGGCCACTCATTTCGGAAATCCGCGGCTGGCATCGCCAGCGTGTATTTGCGATGGAACAACGCAAACGGGCCGATCTTGCCTTGGGTAGTTTCCTACGCACGGCGCTAGGTTGGTCACGCGCGCTACCGGACGCCGACCGCAAGCGGATCAACTCCCAAGCGCAGGACTTGATCTCACTCGGAGAAGCCGAAGCTAAAGGCAAGTCGGACGGCGTTGACGAGCCCGCCTACATCGAATGGCGTGCCGTGATCTTGGCCGCAATAGCCTCTCGCGCACCGTTCGACGCGATCGAGAAGCAGGCAAAGACGGAAATGGCGAATCTCGCCAAGCAGCTTCCCGTATATTCCTTGGTCGAGACGATCAGAGGCTTCGGTGAAGTCTCACTGGCGATCATCGTTGCCGAAGCGGGTGATCTATCCAATTACGCTACCCCCAGCAAACTCTGGAAGCGCATGGGACTCGCCGTCATGGACGGCGTGCGCCAGGGCGGCTTGAGCAAGTCAGCGGCGAAAGATGATTGGATCGAGCACGGTTATAACCGACTGCGTCGCTCGCGCATGTGGAACATCGGTGACGCGCTCATTAGGGGAAATGGCGACGGCGAGTATCGGGCCATTTATCTCGCTCGCAAAGAGTATGAGCGCCAGCGCGCCCTAGAGAGCGGACTAACGGTCGCACCTGCGGCGAAGATACCAGCAAAGCGTGCCAGCGAGTTCATGTCTGACGGGCATATTCATCGCCGCGCGCAACGCTACATGGAGAAACGCTTGCTGCGCGATCTGTGGCAGGCGTGGCGGCGGGCCAGTTTGCCTTTGTCACCCAGCCATTCAATGCCCGCCCCGAAATCAAAACGCACCGGCCAACTTAGCAGTGACAACCACAGGAGGGTTGCTGGTGCGGCGGCGGGCCACGCTGACTGTGATACCCAGATTTGAGCTGCCCGCCGCCAAATTATTTCGCGGGTGTCCGCGTAACCGGCCCAGCGGTTCTGGGAAGTTTGGTTCGTACCGACATGAACAGTCAACGAACTCAGTAGAGGAACGCAAGTACCTATGACCGCCCTCTCGTAGCCGAGAGGGGAGCACACTCAATCGGATAGCCCCGGCCCGCGTCCGCACATAGGCGGGCCGGGGTTCACTCAAGGAAGATGGAATGAGCGAGCATACACCTGGGCCTCTTAGCGTACTCGGCAAAGTTTCTTGCCGCGAACTTGAGAACATTTATGAGGTCGGTGACGGCAGCGGTTTAGTCACCACGGCATACGTCCCGCGATTGGCTGATGCGGTTTTGTATGCAGCCGCGCCGGCTCTACTCGCTTTCGCTGAATATGTCCTCGAAATGGACCGCGACAATCCCGCGCCACTATTTGAACGCGCCCGCGCCGCCATCGCCCAGGCCACCGGAGAGAAGCAGTGAACCACCCCATGCCCTCCGATGAACTCTGCGCCGCCGTGGGAAAGACCGCCTCGGCCTGCTGGCAGAAAATGGTCGACCTAGAGGCGTTGCAGTATGAGCGCAACAGGCTCGCCAGCATGGGCGTACACGTCCCGCCCCATACCCTGCACGATTACTCGCTCAGCGCCACGCGCATCGTTATCGAGGCGATCAAGCTGCACGCCGAGACGATGGCCCGCACTTGGCAGCGGCGGAATGCGATCACCGGCGACGGCCATATGGGACCGACCGCGATGTACCACCTGGCGCCATTGTACGGCGCCCTGCAGGTCGAGCAAGGCCGGCTCGCACGACTTGAAAGGCGCGCCGCATGATTCTCACCGAGGAAGAGGCCAAAACCCGTTGGTGTCCGTTTGCGCGGCAACTGATGCGCGCTGGCGATACATGGGCACCAGCTAACCGTGACAGAGACTACGACGATATGTGCCTCTGCATCGCCTCTCAGTGCATGGCGTGGCGGTGGAACAATGCAATGAGTGAAGCGGAGTTCGTCAAGATGGCTACGACAGGTGAGACGAAGGCGCCGGTTGGCTTCTGCGGCCTTGCTGGAAAGGTCGAGCAGTGATCCGGGATATCACCCTTACCGCCATCCTCGCCCTTCTGTTTCTTGTTTGGTTCATGCCAAACAAGCCGAAGTTGACCGTCATGGTGTCCCCTGAGATCGAGAACGCGGCGAAGCGCATCGTAAGGGAGCGCGCACAATGACCGTTTGCACCGTCAACCCCGATGACTTCGACACGCTCGAGCGGCTGCACATGGACTGCTTCAAGCCCGGCATGGAGCGCGAGCGGTGGAGAGCCCAGGCCCAACTCATCAGGTTCATTGAGGAACACCCGACCTTATTGCCGTTCCTGATCGCGGCGGGCAGGAGAGAGAGGAAAACAGCATGAGTGCAGAAGCAAAAGCCGTTGCAACTCGGATGCAGGCGCCGCTTGAGTCGTTGCCGGAAGCCATGACGCCGATGACCATGCTCGACCGGGCCGTGGCGTCGGGCGCCAATATCGAGGTCATCGAGAAGCTGATGGGCTTGCAGGAGCGATGGGAGGCCAACCAGGCCCGCAAGGCGTTTGACAACGCAATGGCCGCGGCGAAGGCTGAGATTCCCGTCATCCTCAAGGATCGCGAAGTCGATTTTGTCGGCAAGACTGGCATCCGTACTCACTATCACCATGAAAGCCTAGCCGAGATCGCGCGTACCGTCGATCCCATCCTCGCCAAGCACGGCTTGAGCTACAGGTTTGAGACGGAAAGCGCCGATCGCATTCACGTCATCTGCATCATCAGCCATAGAGACGGCCATTCAGTCAGGAATGGGCTTTCGGCGCCGCGCGATGATAGCGGCAACAAAAATCCAATCCAAGGCATCGGCTCGACCATCAGCTTCTTGCAACGCTATACCCTGAAATCCGGCCTCGGGCTTGCCGCTGCGAAGGATGATGACGCTGCCGGTGCCGGGGGCAACGGCAATGGCGAGCCGATTAGTGAAGATCAGGTACTCGCCATCCAAAGCCTCATCAAAGAGGTCAACGCCGACACGGTGAAGCTCTGCAAATACTTCAAGGTCGGCGCGCTGACCGAGATCCCCGCGACGAAATTCGACGCCGTGATCGAAGCCCTTGAGAGCAAGCGCAAAAAGGCATGATCCCCTACGCACACACTATCATCCTGCAATACAGCGAGGAATGGTTCACGCAGCGGCTCGGCAAGGCCACGGCCTCGCGCATGGCCGATCTTACCGCGCGCACCAAGTCGGGCTGGGGCGCCTCGCGCGCCAATTACATGGCGCAACTGATCGCCGAGCGGCTGACCGGCGTTCCGGGTGAAAGCTACACCAGCGCAGCAATGCAATGGGGCATCGACACTGAGCCGGAAGCGCGGACGGCTTACGACTTCTACTCATCCGGCCCGGAGGTTGAGCCTTGCGGCTTCATTGTGCATCCGTCCATTCCCATGAGCGGGGGAAGTCCTGATGGCATGGTGGGGCTATATGGCTTGGTCGAGATCAAATGTCCGAACACCGCAACCCACATCGACACCCTGCTGAGCGGCACGGTGCCAGACAAATACGTCAAGCAGATGCAATGGCAGATGGCTTGCACGCGCCGCCAGTGGTGCGACTTCGTTTCCTATGATCCCCGGATGCCGGAAGCCATGCGCCTATTCGTCAAGCGCGTGCCCCGCGCCGATAGTGATATTCGCCTGCTCGAAAAGGCCGTGGCTGAGTTCCTGGCCGAACTTGACGACAAGATCGACGCCCTGCGCTCGCGCTATCTTGGCGCTCCGTCAACACTCAAGGCTAATCTCGCAGCATCGGTGGCCGTAGCATGACCGATCTCTCCCCGATCCCCGTCTTGTGGCGCGACGGCGCATTCGTGCCGGCCACGCAGCGCCAGGCCAAGCGCTGCAGCGAGCAGTTTGAGGACGGCAAGCGCTACCTGCTGGTCGAGCACCAGGAGCGCTCAATCAACTCGCACAATCACTACTTCGCGCAACTCGGCGAAGCCTTCGACAATCTGCCAGAGGACATCGCGCACGAGTTCCCGACATTTGCCAAGTTCCGCGCCACCGGCTTGATCTCGACTGGCTTCTATAACCAGCGCTCTATTTTGTGTGCATCGGAGGAGGAGGCGAGGCGCGTGGCGTCATTCGTTGCACCCTTCGATGATCTCGCCATCGTGTCGGTTCATGGCTCCGCAGTCGTCGTGCGAACTGCAAAATCGCAGAGCTATCGCGCCATGGATAAAGCCGAGTTCCGCAAGAGCAAGGAGGCGGTGCTGGCCTGGGCCTGGGGCCTTGTCGGCGTGGATCCTGAGACGGGCAATGCAAACGCGGGGAAGGCGGCATGAGGACTGTTCCCGAATGGATCGCCAAGCACGATGACCAAGCCATCCCGCCGCGTGTCCGCTTGCGCGTTTTCGACAAGACCAACGGCTATTGCGACACGTGCCATCGCAAACTTGGCCCTGCCGAGAAATGGGAGTGCGACCATGTGATCGCACTCTGCAACGGCGGAGAGCATCGTGAAGGGAATTTAGTGCCGCGGTGCTCTTGGTGCCACAGCCTCAAGACGAAGATCGACGTTGCAGCGAAGGCAGTCACGGCCCGCATTCAGAAGCGGGCGCTAGGCATCAAGAAGCCGAGCAGGTTCCCCAACGCGCGCAATGGAAAGTGGAAAACCAAAATCAACGGGCGCACCGAACTCAGAAACCCAGACTAAGACCATGACCAAGCAAGAGCGCATCCAAGAAGCTGACGCGAGACGAAAACTCCGGATCGGCCACTACCAATGGCTGATCGAGCAGGATGACGCGCGGAAGCGCAGCACGGACTAACAGGAGGAGTGGAAATGACGAAAGCAGTTCGTTTGAAAGATCGTGTCAGCGTCGCCACGCTTTTGGAGGACCACCAGAAGATTGAGGATGCTTTGGAGTATGGCCCCAAGCCAAAGTTCTCCTCCTATGCAAACGTGTTCAATGAGGACGGCGAGTCCTTTGAAGTGCCGCTGCAATGGGCCGTCGCCAAGTCGGCGTTGATCGCACAGCGCACCGTCATCGAAAAGGAACTCGAAAAGCTTGGCGTCACGCTGACAGGATGACGCGCGCCAACCCAGGAGGATCAGAGGATGGCGGGAGATGATGCGAAAGCCAGATTGCTCGCTGCGTCTCAAGCAGTGAGCACCGCCGTCATGGTGCTCCAGATGGAGAAGCCAACAATGGAGGCCTTTCTGAAAGAAGCGCGGGACATGGATAACTTCGGCTACATCGTCAATCCGACGCTCGCCAATGACTCCGAGCGCCGAGCTGTGTCGGCAATGCTTGAGCCACTGTTCAAGGCCGCCTTAGATTTTCTCACCGCTTACGACACACAACTCGCGCGGTCGAAAGATGCGCTCGCAAAAGTGCAGCCCACACCATGACCACACAGCCAGAGCTTACAGCTTTATTGGAGAGAGTAGAAATCGTGCGAAGGGCGCAGGCCGAGGTTGATGATTTGCGCGGCTACTGGAAGGAGACCGAGCGGTTGCAATGGGACTGCATTGAATTTCTCCTCCGCGCCATTCAGCAACAGGAAGGGAAGGGATGAGCAAATTAGAACTCATGTCGCTTCCGCTCGATGAAGCCAATGCCTTCGTTAAGAAGGTTCATCGGCATCATGGGCCTGTGGTCGGGCATAAGTTCTCTTTGGCTGCCGTGAAAGAAGGTGAGGTTGTTGGGGTGGCGATTGTTGGGCGTCCTACCGCTCGGCGGCGGGATGATGGATTAACTCTTGAGGTTACGCGGCTCGCCACTGACGGAACTCGAAACGCCTGCTCGTTTCTTTACGGTGCCTGCGCGAGAGCCGCCTTTGCTCTCGGCTTCAAGCGCATCGGAACATACATCTTGGCATCAGAAAATGGCGCAACTTTGAAAGCAAGCGGGTGGCGTCTCATCGGAGAAACGCCAGGGCGCTCATGGTCGGTCCCGTCTCGTCCGCGCGTCGATAAACATCCGCTTCAAAAGAAACTGCTTTGGGAAGCCACACCATGACCACAGAGGCGAGCGTGACGGAGGGAATGGTAACGGCCGATCAGTTTTGCCCTGCGGGTCGATGGCCGCGCTTGTGGTTGATAAATCGGAAAGGCCATCGGAAGCGGATGCTTGCCGAGTTTGGGCGCGGCGATGACGGT